GCGACGAGCCAGATGCCAGACTGTCTGGATCATTGGGTTGAGCATGTAGTCCCACACGACCATGAGCGTACCGACCCACATCACCGCCGGACGCGCTCGCCGTACGAACCAGTCCTGCGACTGGATCTCCACGATAATCTGCTCGCGGAGCGACTTCTGGTCCTCGATATACGCTTTCTCGATGTCTACGAGCATCTGGTTCTTGAGTTGTTCGGCTTGCAATAGGATCGTAAGTTTCGCGAGATCAGCCTGTGCTTTCTCTTCCTTGGACGTGAAGAGGTTGTCAAACACGGTCCCCACAGCGGCGATGATCTTGTCGATTCCACCCGCGAAGATGCTGGTCAGTACGCTGTTCATGCGGGATCTCCATCAAGGTTATAGAACGATATCCGCCCGATCACGCGGACGAGCTTGTTGGGTGTGGCCCACTTCGGCGGCTTGATCGAGCAGTCGTAATAGGAGTCTGCACCGGGAGCGGGATCAGGCAGCATGCCGTCGATCACATCGTTCGCGATCTCTAAGCACTCAAACCAGTCATCGCTGTACTGCGGCCACGTCGTAAGCTGAGGATCGTTCGGATCGGTCATCGAAGAGTACTGCCACTTCTTCGCGATAACGGCGAGGATGGTCTTGCCCCACCAACCGGGATGCCTCACGCGGTTGAGAATCGAGTATGCCACCGCCGTGCGGCACTCGTCACTCTCGCCCCGCGCTTCGCGCCAGACTACCAATCCGAGCAGGACGCGCTCGCTCATATCGCGTAGATTATCGCGGGGGTCTGCCATCAAGGCGCTCCTCAGTCTTCGCCATATGACGCTCGATCAGTTTGAGCGTGATCGCAATATCGCTCTCGGTCTGAGTTCGGCTACTCAGAATACGAGATAGTTCAGTCAACACAGCCAGCGTTGCCGCGTGGTTTTGGTGGATCATCTCCCGCAACCGATCGTGGCGCTCTCCGAACAACTCGATGATCCTTTCAGTTGCGTCTTCGGCATTGAAGTTATTTTTAGCTACACTTCCATTTCCATTCTTAGGTTTGCCCTTGTCCCACCAGTCGTCTAGGAACTTACCCCCCACCTTAGCGATGACCAGCAACGCAAATAGCGCGGCGACAAGTAGTCCCGCGACAATATGCAAATGCTCATTCGTGGTGGGTTCCATCGTCAGGGCTCAAGAACGTTGTGGGACTTGATTCCAATCGTGAAGGCGCGGTCTTCCACGGAATACACAATCGCGCGGGTGGACTCAAGGACTTTGAGGAACTCAGACATATCGCTGCCGTCATACCGCACGACACAACGCTCGCCGCGGTTCTCAGGCGACCAGCCCTCGATCACCTTGACATCATCATCGAACGCGTAACGCAGCGGATCGAGAACGAAGTGGGCCAAGTTGCGTAGCGCACAGAGGTCATGTGTTCCCAGCTTGTGCGTCATCTCCCTGCTCACCAAGTCGTGCCACTTCGTCCTCTTTGTCGCATAGCCGCTGAATCTCATCTCTTACCTCCGGGTTTCTGATGACCCTGCACATGGATTCTTTAGCAATCCTACGGCCATATACCTCAACCGCCATCATGTCCATGAGCTTCCAATGCCCAACACTGCACTGCGGAACGTAATAAGTTTCGTAACCAAGTTCCGCTGCGCGGACACAAAAATTAATGTCTTCCCCCATAGCCACGCTGCCATCGCTACGTATTTCCCTGCGGAATACAGGAATGATGTTCGGGGTATTGGGATTAGGCTCGCCACAACGAATCCGCTCATCGCGGAGAACCTTGGCGTCGATCAGCATGCACCCGCCGGGACCAGCATGAACGACCTTGGGCTCGCTCTGTCCCGCACTCATGGTGACGAAAGCTCCCGTCTCCTTGTCCAAGGAATCGAACGTTGTCACGAACAGTCCAAGTCCGCGCTCGTCGTAACGCGGGTTGAGATATCTGCCACACACGATAGGATATTCATGCTTATACAATTCAAAAACTGATTTGTTCACGATCTGATCGTCGTCTATGAACAGCACGTAGTCATAAAAGTCAGGCTTGTCATAGAACTCAGCAAGACCTATGTTGCGCGCGAATTCATAACTATCAACGACTCCAAGTACAGGATAGTAGTAGAATCTGTGCATTGGCATTGGTGTCGTATCGGGGTCACACGCCTCCGCAAAGAACCCTGCGATAGAAGCGTGAATGAATCCGTTACGTGATAATACCAGCACAAGCGTCCGCTTCATTTGCCCTCCTATCATATAATACCGCAACTAGTAGCATAACGGAACGTTGCTCAGTCGTTTTGGCGCTCCGTCAAAGCAGGGGTACTCGCAGGATTCACAGAACGCCGTTCGCGCGTCCCCTGGAGTTCCCTGTGTACAACTGGTGGTGCGGAGACAGGCGAAGGGGAGGACTTCAATGGGGTCGGAGTCGGAGGAGCAGCCGAACTCGTTACAGGCACGGACGGTAACGGCGTCTCCTCGACAGGAAGGGGGAAGTAAGATCGACGTGTTGGGGGCGATGATTGACAAACAGAGTACGCCGTCGGCGTAGACATCATAGGTGGTTGCGCCTTCGGACGCGTCGAACTGGATCGTTTCGTCATTGAGGACTCCCAGCATATCGTTGGAACAAAGGGTGAGAATGCACAGTAGTAGAAGATTCATGGGGACCCCTCACGGAATCGTGTATCTGATCGTGACTGCCGCTCCTCCGGTCGATCCGGTGTGGGTACCGAAGTTGAACTTGATCCAGTCACCGGAGTCAATGCTGGGGTTCGATAGCGCACCATCGTCCGCGGCGCCGTCGGTGTCGCAGGTGATTGTCGTCGAGCCGTCCACACCCGCGCACGACGCGCCAGACGAGTTGCACTCTTCGACCGAGAGGACGACGGACGTGGCGGCGAACACAATGCAGTCGATCCCAACGATGGTCAGGGCTGCCGGGGCCTTGAAGATATGCGGATCAACCGTATAGAGCGCTGCTCCGCTCGCCCATTCAAGAGTCTGCGTCGGCTTCGTACAAGTCAGGGTCCCGGACGCATCAATTGCCGTAGCATAGGCGCCACTCGCACAATCGGAAGGATCGGCAGCAAGTGCCGTTGCTGTCGTTGCTGCACCGCCCTCGCTACTGGACCCCGCATAGTTCCCTGTCGTATCCGTCCCAAGGGCGACGCTGTTCGCCTTGACAACTCCAGTAATTGCCTTAGATGTACCGTTATATGAGAAGTCTACATCTCCACCATCATCGAGGTTTGGGGTCGTTGTTGCAGTTCCATCAACCGTCAGTTCATCACCTGTATCCGTTGGGAACGCTACCACATCGAACTTCGTCGTATCGCTGGCAACAACGATGGCTTGTCCTGCACTCCTCGCAGCCGTAGAGTTCCAAGTCAGGTCAGCTTCGAGAATCGTTCCATCCGTAATGTACGAACCCGTGACCGAGTTGCAGGTTAGCGCTCCTGCCGCGGCCATATCCGTCACGAACTGATTCGTACACCCAACCGGATCGGTAGCGAGCGCCCCGGCTGTCGTGGCCTGCCCGGAGTAGACTCCGAGATTGTTGATCGTCGCCTCGTCGGTTCCATCGCCATCGGGGTCGAATCCCTGCGTATTGGCGTAGGTTCCAGTTGAGCCTCCGAGGTACATGCAGGCTCCGGCCGCCGCGTTGGGCGCGAACTGGTTCCCTCCGCACAGGTGCATCCGACCGTTCGTCGCCGTCATCCGGGCGGCGCTGGTAGACGAGTAGCGGATTTGATCCGTCTGGAGGAACGTCTTGTTGAGCAGCATGTCGTTGACGCCATCGGAGTCGGGGTCCAGCGTGACCTGCTGCGCCGATCCGTCGATGGTCATCTCGTAGGTTCCGTCTTCGTCGAGATCATTGTTCAGCGTCTTCGCCGTGTCGTCGTGCATGATCGTCGGCAGAACCGCCCCATGAAACGCGATGCCGACTCTCGCCACCGGATGAACCCCGTAGTCCTTGAGGATGATGTCGCAGTTTTCATTGTCGTCCGGGTCGAAGCAGAACTGCGCGTTCGTGTGGTCGAACTTGTATTCAATCGTCCCGTCACCATCGAGATCGAGCCAATGCTCAGGTGTGGCGTCCCGGTCGAGGCGCATCAGGACACGTTCTTCCGAAGTCCCGTCGGAGTTATCATCGGTTCGGGTACGCCACTCGTAGTACCGACCCGCCGAGCCGTCGTAGTCATTATCCACGAGCCAGTATTGGTACCCCGCCCCCGACCAGTAGTTCCCCTCGGTCGTGTTGGTATACCCGATGTTGTTGAAGGTCGCGGTCGAAACGTAGAGCATCGAAGCGAAGTACCCCGACCGCCACTTCGCCGTAGACTTTCCGAGATCCGCATAGGGGCCGTTCGTCAGGGTCGCGTAGTTCGGATCGCTGGTGATCGGATAGAACGCCCCATCGCCGGTTGCGTTCGTCTCGAACACATACCCCTGCGTGTAGTCGAACGGATCGGAGGAGTACCCGCCCGGGAAGATCGCGTAGTGCTGGGTGTCCGTCCCGTTCCCACTCATCCCGCCAACGTAGTTCTCCAGCGGAAGCTCAGCCGTCCCGTCCCCGTTGGAATCTACGGTCGCCGAACCCAGCTTCAGATCCGGCGCTCCCGCCTCAAAGTAGTCGAGGTAGAACTCGTCGAGCGTCCGACTGAACGACAACTCAGGGTTCGTCCCGTCCCCATCCACGTCGATTCCGTCTGCCCACTCCGAAGCAACCGACGAGTCCGCGGTGCAATCCACGTCGAGGTCGAGGCCGCCATTCAATATCCCGTAGTCCGGCGCATCGACCGAGCCGTCGCCATCTTCGTCGTACCACATCTCGTAGGTCAGGCCGCAGAGCTTGAATCCGAACAACGCGAAGGAGGCCGAGAGAGCACCGGCCGTTGTTGCCGTCGTCGCGGTCGTCGCGGTTGCTGCGTTACCTGAGATCGAGCCGGTGATCGTGTTCGTTACCGTCAGATCCGTCACCGTCAGAAGAGTTAATCCATCCCAATTGAGATCAGAGTCCGCGGTGAGACTCGTGTCGGAACTCCATATAGCAACGTTGCCTGCTACTCCCGTCCCGGAAAGCAGTCCTGTCTGGATCTCACCTACGACTGTCCAAGTATCCGTTGCGGTACAGACTGCGAGGTTCTCACCTGCCGCCGCGTCCGTGTCGAAGAACACCGTGCCAATGGTCGCATCGCATGTTGCAGGAGGACTCACCCCTACGGTCCAGCCCAGCGGAGTCCACGTGTCCGTAGCCGTGCAGAGATAGATACCCCGGCCATTCGTTTCGGTGCTGAGCCAGAACACCTCCCCTTGCGTACATGCTTCCGGCAGACTGGTATCTACCTTTATCGGTAGCGTTTGGGTGGCTCCCGACGCATCCCATTTTCCAAGGATGGTACGCGATCCGTTGATCGTCGTGCCGTCAGCGTAGGCGTAATCCACAAGACAAGCTGCGATCATCAAGATAGCAGCTAGCATCAAGCAGACCAATGCTGTTATCCCAATGAAATCTAAGGCTGTTCTCAATGCTTCTCTCATCAGGACACCGTGCAGCGGCCTGTCTGACCGACCGCGAAGTTGATTGTCATGTCCAAGGTTGCGTCGTCGATCTGGATCGAATCCGGTTCGACCATGTTCCGCGGATCGGCATCATCGTAGCAGATGACGCGAGCAGCGTAGGGGTCCACTCCCACGCTAGCCTGCGTGATCGTGATCGAGACTTGGTTGGAGAAGGAGGTGACGTAGCGGGAGTTCGCACCGCCGTTGATGACACAGCGCCCTGTCGTGCCTGTGGAGAATGTCGCCGTCACGGAGTAGAGCGGTGCTGTTCCGATGGATACGCTGGCCGGGGCGATCTGGTTGTTCGATCCGTCGTAGCAGACGGTGACGAGATTATCGGTGCTGAGGTAGTGGTCATCCATCACGACAGTCGTTTCATTCGTGAAGGACTTGTTGTAGTTGGGCATCGACTTGTTCAACCCGTTCGTGGAGAGGTTGTCCGCCACGCCGTCGTTGTTCGCGTCGATTCCGCCTGCGACCAGCGCCATCGAGGGCGTTGTGGAACCTTCGGTCAGGTAGATTTTGAGACCCGAAGAATCTAGTTCCAGTTTCTGATCGAATGTTCCATCCATATCAAAATCATTAGACATCTTTCCACTGCCACACCCAGGTTGACCACTAAACTCAAAACCTAAACAGGAGTACATAATACCTACAGGTCTTGTATCCGTCCCGATACTTGATGCAGTATAAGGAATCGACGATATATCCGGGTACATCATCGCTCCGTTATTCGCATCCGTATCGAAGACCCACTTCTGACCCGTTCCTGTGCCCCCGGGATTCATGAGGACGGCTCCTCCTGACATTGGGCTGCTTCCGACATAAATCTCGGCATTCACCCCATCCAGATCCGCAGCCGGGCCGTCAACCATCTCCGAAATCGCTGATGCCGTCGTGATCGTCGTGCAGGTGAAGTAACCTTCATGTTCTAATTCATTATCACAACCAGTGAAGTCGAGAGCGGGAACCCATTGAAGTGCTTCGTTTGTGCCATCGCACTTAGGAAGATAGACGACTGTCGCTTTGTCTTCGGTCTGACAGGTCGGACCTTGAAGGCCGCCTCCAACCCAGATTCCTGTGTCAAAGCTCCCCGGGGTAGACGTTCCAATGTGATTCAGCGTTATTTCCGTCATGTCGATGGCGATTTCCGTCGCATCTCCCGGACTCGTATTCGGCGTAATGTCGAACCCCATCTGGAAGTCCAACCCATTCTGCCCCGTATTTCCAGGTCCTTGAGTGCCACTTGTCGTCTCGTAAGTCGTAACGCCTGTCTGCCCAACCACTCCTGCGAAGTACTGCCAAGTCGGATTGGGAGAAGTGTTACTGCAAATGAAGAGTTCCGGGTTAACGACGCTTCCCACCGTATCCGTTCGTATATCACCAATCTCAGCCGCCGTACAGGTCGTCGTTCCGTCTGCCAGATTGACCGTAGACTGTTGCAGCGCGATTTGCCCCGCAGTTCCCGCCCGCAAGAAGTCGCTTGAAGACATAGTGATCTGCGCGCAGTTTCCGCCGCTGCAATCGAAGACGTCTGTGACGTCTCCTGAGCTAGCAATCTGGACCCAATTCGCTCCAGATCCCGTACTTCCCCAAAGCGTATTAGCGTTTGTGGAGGTCGTGTCCCAGCAGAGTGCTCCCTGCTTTGGGGCCGTAGAGGAGGTGCAGTCCGTGGCGGAAGGGAGAACGAGTCCTTCACCGGCTGCGTTGTAGGTTATGCTGGAGAAGTCGAAGGTGTCGTCTGCGCCCCAAACGATGTCATCGGTGATGTAGGTTGCGCCGACGGAGTTGGCTATGAGATCCCACGTTACGGTATCAACAGGCGAACCTGCTGCATTGCCGGTCACATTGATCCGCCCTGAATCAATGAAGTTGATATAGTCATTAGGCGCGAGATTAGGAGCAGGATCGGTAGTCGTATCAACCTTGACGTTATCGCCGCTTCCACCACCACTTCCGCAGGCCAGATTGGAAGCTGCTACGCCTAGCCGACCATCCGTCTGCCATTCCGCGCACACGGGACTGGCGGGTGATGGGTAGGTCGTGCCATTCAGCACTACCACACCGCCCGTCTTGTCAGGCAAGTAGAGGGTCTGCGTGCCAGTCAGGGTTTGCGGAGTTAGATTGACTTCGTTGGCGTCGTCTGCTGCGCCCTCGAACGTCAACGTAATGTCGTCGAACCGGAACGTCGTGTAGGGATTTCCGCCGGATCGCTTGGTCTGCAAGTCGATGCGTTTGATTCCAGAATCATCCGTGTCCGTCTGAAGTTGGATGTAATCACGCGCAAGTATCTTGACCAATCCGTCGCCAGAGAACCCCTCAGCCCACCAATACGACCGCACGGGAGAGTAGAGTTCTCCGATGTAGAAGTATGGTGTTTCTGGCGATCCTCCTTCAGATAACTCCAAGGAAAGATCCAGCTTGCCATCTTTGTCGAGATCGAACCCGGCAAAGTTCTGTGCAGTCGTCGTATCCACGACAAACTGAGGGAGTGATCCATCCAAATCAATATCAACGCCGTACTTAACGTAGTCTGCCGACACCTCTGGCACGTCCGCCGCGAACAGAAACGCTGTCCACGTACCATTGCAGGTGAAGGCGTTGCCTGTAGATAGGCTGACGTAGATGCTGGTATAGACGCTTGCGTTGCAGCTTCCTGTAAGATCGTTGGAAACCGCGTAGATACTTTCAGCAGAAAAAGCAGACGCTATCGCCGCGAGCGCACACCCAGCTACGGCGATCCACTTGCCATACCTGCCCATCCCCATCCTCCATCCGCATCCATGACGCATATCTGGACCTGATCGCCAGTATTCGCTTCGCGGACGATGTAAACACCATTTGCGTATTCAATTTTGGCGTCTGGCCTATCTGCCAGCGGGCCGACTCCGATGATCCACGCTGTCGAGGTCGGCACGCTGGCATTGATCCATGCCTGAACACGCGCAATGGCAATGCGTAGATCAGTCGTCTCAGATGCCACATAAGCAGAAAGCGTTCGGGCATCATCCGTTGCGATGACTGTCGTCCGCGTGGGGATGAGTACAATCTTCTCAGCCATCAGATGATCTTCGCAGGAAATAGTACGTAGCGCGCTTTGACATCATAGAGTTGTAGATTGGAATACGCGTAGGTTTCACTGCCCGTGTTGTCAGTCGATGCGGTTATCTTGATCTTGAGTGTATTAGTGTCCGTTAAGGGCAGCAGCTTACGAATTGTCTGCTGCCCGCTGGCTTCATTGAGATCCTGCGAATGCACAACCACATCGTCGTCATAGATTTCAAACGTGCAGGTTGTATGCGTAGGCAGCGATGTCAATGCGAATAGGATCTCAACATCTCTGATCTTCTGCGTTTCTGTGGTAGGCCACGTGAATGAAAACGTAGAAACGGAAGTCAGCTTGGCACCCTCACCAAGAAGTGTTCCGTTTTCACCATACATCTTATATAATTTATATGTAGTTGTACTTCCATCACGCGCATTAGCGCCAACATCTGTCTCTACTACGTATTGATAGATAGGATCTTCTCCCGGTTCACGCTCAATAAGCCGCCAAACGGTCTGTTCATCGTGATCCGGGCGTACAAATGTGTTAGGCATGGCTACATATCCAGAATGAGCGTGACGGTCAGATTGCCGCCCTCAACTCCCGCACCGCCGACCTGCGTGACTTCAGGAACGAAGTAGTCGCCATCGACGAAAGGAGTTGAAACGAAGTTCGTCGTTGCGCCCTTGTACTGACCTGTCTGGATCTCCGCATAGGTAGACAGGACGTTAGAGAAGTTGCCGTCTGTCGGGTTATTGGCCGCAGCGCACTTCAGCATCTCGACCTTGATCGACGAGTTCTGCGGCGTGCTTTCCTCGACATGGACACGGCATTCGACAAGATCACCAGCCTTTGCCATCTGAACAACTTGGAATGGTTCGCGTCCTGTCGTCAACGTAGCAGGCATCCACCACACAATCTGACGTCGGGTAGGGTTATCAGCAGCAGGAGCCGTCGCGTTGATGACCCAACCTTCTGCGGTATTGGCGCTGATCGTCTTAAGACTATCGTCGATGATGAGCGCGGGCGTGTTCATGTCCGCTTCGTAGATGATGAACTGGTCGTTGCTGCCTTCCGCACCACAGGCATGCCGACCGTCGTAGGCGTAGTTAGTCGTCTGGCCGAACACATGCCCGCCGTTGACAAGACGCTCGCGGAAGTCCACACGCGTGTTGCGGATCTCGTCGTCGCCAGAGGAGATGTAGTCCGTATTGGCGGGCGTAGTATTAAAGGTACTTGGAATAGCGCGAGTAATCGTAGCCATTAGACCACCGGATACTGGCGGTTGAACGCATCAACCACCGTCATCTGATCGTCGCTCTGCAACTGCTGGAGCCGAAGCAGGAACTCCTGCATCATCTTCTCTTGGTTCTCGTCGTGATACTGCACAGCGAGATCATACGCCGCCAAGATCGCAATCGGAAGATGATACGCATCCGGCAGAACTGGCGTCTCCGTCGATCCAACAAGTGCCGTAGGATTCTTGTAGTAGTAGATGCGCAGGATACGGCCTGTCACGTTGGGCCACGGAGTCAAGTAAATCTTACGTTCGCGCCGCGCCCACCACGTCGGCGTGCCCGAGTGGTTCGTATCAAGGTCGATGAAGTTGTACCAAGAGCGGACCAGCAACGCACGGTAGTAGCCTGACTGGTACTCGTAGGCTACCTGCTGCACTTCGGTGCAGTCCGTCGGATAGTTGTAGTAATTAGTTCCCGCCGATAGGGTCTGTTCGTACATCGTATCGAGCTGTGGAAACCACAACTGGATCACGCGCTGATCGGGAAGGATGAATCGTCCTCTCGATATGGTCTTGTACGCGTTGTTGATCGCTGTATCCATCGTCGTATTCGTGAGATCCGTGCGGTTACGGAGAGATCGGAATACGACGTCACGCAAGTCCTGTAGCGTCATTAGGGAGTCTCCTTCACGGAGTCACGCAGCTCTCCATCGGCGACGGAAGTGAGTTTAGCGTTCCATTCCGAGAGAGATTCATCGTTACGAGGCCGGTCAACGCAAGCCATACAGCGGCGTACCGATGCGCCAGTATGGGAGGTTACTACGACCGTTTCAGACTTAGGATGTGGAAATTGGCACTTTGAGCACAGATACCAATGCTCTCCGCGAAGACCCTGTGCAGTCCATTCGTCAGCAGTTGACGCTTCAGCGTAGTACGTGGGGAGCGTGACGACGTTTGAATCCCGAACTGACTGCACGTAGTCGATAACCGCAGTATCCATAGCAGCGGTTGTTCCCGCTTCAAATGTGACACCAAACAACGGAGGATTTTGAGTCTCGCCCGTCGCGTCGTATCTGAAGTTCCAATTCAAGGTCTGCCATTCGCCAATCTTGGATACATCCTCGAACATAAACGACGTCGTGGTGTTGCTTCCAAACTGTAGAAACAGGTATACGCCATCGGCGTTTAGCGTTACGAGCTTGAATTTGAATGTGATGTTAACGTAGTCGCCATCGGTTAGATTTATAGTCTCCGTTGTGGCGCCACCGTGTTGTCCGAAGCCGACAAGAACTGACGTGAGTACGAGGGCGGGGGCAGTATCAGTTGTGGGCCATGCCCCCGCCGAAGTTGAGACACTCGCGTACTGGTTTATCGTCCACGCGCCGAAACTCGGATCAAGGCTCATGTCGCCCGCGAGGAGAGTTGGCATGTGGACCTCCTGATCTATAGCGTTACCGGGGCTGCTTCGGAGCAGGATAGCTGGGCTTCGAGCGCTGACCCTTCGCCTTGGCGCGGGGGTATCCCTGTGCGGCCATGTTTCCTCCTAGCGCTTCTTCTTGCCCTTGCACTTAGGCATTACTCGATCTCCAGCTTGCCAGAGAGAACAAGCTGCGTGACGATCTGCACCATCTCTTCCGGCGTCACGGTGCGCTGCTCGCCGGTGTCAGGGTCGATGAACGTATAGGAAGTCGGCGGCGTCGGAACGTCGCGGACGAGGCGGATCTTAAGTCCCATAGGAACCTCCACTGTGAAAAGGCCGAACCAACTCTGCATAAGTGCGCGGATCATAGATTAATCCGGGTAGTTACGAAGCAGGACCTGAAGGCTACTTCCTGCAATCATTCCCGATGTACTGGTCGTATTCGCACTAATTCCAATACCATCAACCTTCCAACCGGGAAGATCCAACTGCACACTACGAGTGGCCGTCGCAACAATGAACTGAACGGCAGAATCCACGCCGTCAATTGCGATACCGAAGGTTCCAGTCGTAGCGCCCACTGTCATGATGACGCTTTCGATGACGAATGGGCCTGTGAAGTATGGAAGATAGGGACCACCGCCTGTCGTAGCCTGCGTTGTGTACTGATCGAAGAACAGGTAGTTGGGCTTCTGCACGTTCGCCATAATCCCTCCAAAGGGAGAGGGGGAGAGGCTAGTCTCCCCCTCTCTACCGGATCAGGCCCCGTCGTTCTGGTAGATACCCTGCCAGTAGATCGGCCCCTTGGAGTACTGCATGAACATGGCGAACTTGGCAACGCGCGTGTTCTTGTCGTCGTAGGCGTCCATCACCGGGCGCTCACGCCAGAGCCACATGATCGTGTGGTTGGGAGAGCGGACGTACCAACGCGTCTCCGAAGCACCAAGATACGGCCACACCAAGAGATTCAGCGCACCGTAGACGGTGTTGATCGCGTTGTAGCTCGCCCAATTGGCGGTGTTGCCCGGATCGAAGGCGTACGAAGAACCCAGCGCCTTACGCGCAGCCATCGCGTTGTAGGGCGACACGATGATGTCGCGCGGGCGATCCACGACGCGGAGGCCGCGCTCGTCATACCACGACTCGAACTGCTGCATCGCAGCGTCGATAGTGGTTTCGGACGGAGCAGCACCCGTACCCTGGAAGTTCGACTGATTCGCCCCGCCATCGAGGCGCGTATGCGATGCAGAGAACAGCGCCACGTTGTCGATGGTCGTATAGGACGTGTGGCCGTTGAGGTACACGTCCGCGCCATCGACTTCCACGCGCTCGATCATCGACCGGCTGAGCGAGGACGCCGCCGTGCGGATCGGACCCTTGGCTCCACGCTTGTCGTTCATCATGAGTTCGCGGCTGATCTGGACTCCGATGCCGAACTCCTCATGGGTGAGACGCTTCGTGGAACCCTCGATCGGATCGTAGAACGGAGTCGGCGTACCTTCGGGCCGCGACACAGCAATCGGCAGCCCCGCAGCGTGCATGTAGTCTTCGTAGGCGGAGTCAGAAGTCTCGACGTGGTAGTGCTGGGAGTAGAAAGAAGGCCAGCGCTCGAAAGTGGTACCCACCACGTCGCGGAAGTAGGGAGCGAGTGAATTTGCAAAACTACCGGAGAGTGCCATTTGTCATCCTCCTTAGCTGCTAGCGCGGCCGATGTGGATGACAACGGCGGGGTCAGTAGCGACATCCTCGACGAACTCGACGACTTCCAGCGAAGGAGCGGTGTAAAGGGTCTGTGCCGTAGACGCGAGTCCCATCGTGGTCGAGTTGTACTGGTAGGCGAGGCCGGTGATGAGAGCCTGCGTGTGTCCGGCACAGCGGAAGATGGTATCAACCACCGCCGCATAGAACGTGCCGGATGCGTTGGTAGCGAGCGCCTGCGCCGCAACGGCCAGCGGACCCGCCACGCTCGTCGCGGCCTTGGTCCACTTGCCCGTCGTCGCAACGAGCGAGCACAGATCGCCCGCCGCAATGGTCGCGTTTGCCGTGCCAACAAAGGCTGCGGGCGCGCCATTATGACGAGTCTTGAACGGAACAAATGCCATACGTTACCCTCCTTTGGTTGTGGTACCCGTTACTGTAGGAGGGGTCGCGCTTGGCTCATCGCTCTTGGGGACATTCAAGCCCGCAAGCGACACCCTGTTGTTGGACTCCCTTGTTTCAAACTCCTTCAGGTCCGCGTACTCTCCGTGCGATGTGATGAACGCTTTGAAGGCGGGACCAAGAGCCTCGATGCTTCGCATGAACTCCTCTTGGTTCATGTTTCGCATCCGTGCGTTCTCACGTGCAGCTTCTATTTCCCACTGCATCTTAAGGGAACGGGGGATATAAGTCAATGCCAATTCACGCAGACGAACGAGTCCAGAAGCGTCACGGACCTGCTCGTAGAGTTCCTTGCCGTAGAGACGAATGGCATGCTCCCCGATGACAGGCTTGTAGCCATCGAGCATATAACGCGCCCACATAAGCTGGTCAGTCACCGGAACCCAGCAGTAATGCTCCTCTGCGTCGGGAAACGGAACCTTCATAGCCTCAGAAAGACTGCCGCTGCGCCGTACCATCAGAACTCTCCCGGCTTGATCTTCAGTTCGCCAAACTCGTCGCGGTTAGCGATGTCGCGGTTGATGACAGGAGCGTTGTCTACGTCACCACGGTGGTCAACGTAACGCTCTAGAATACGCTTATTGCGAGAGTATTCGACAGGATTAATACGCAAAGAGCGCGCAAGTTCCATGTCGTCTGGCGTCATTCCTTCCGGGAGTGCGCCTCCGCCGAAAGAAGGACCGCCACGGGAGCCGGAAGCGATGGAGGAACGGTTCTCCTGAAGCCACTTTTCACGCTCACGCTGCATCAAAATGTTGAGATTCTGCGCTTTCGTGTGCGCAAGGGCCTGATCCCACGCCTCGGTAGTCGCTAAGGCGGCTTCACTCAGCCCATTTCTCTGCAATTCGACCTGAATGAGCGGATACCACGTAGAAAATTCATCATTTCCTAGCTTCTGGCGGAAGAATTCTTTACTCATGGATGACAGAACAGCACCTTGCTGGGCTGTCAGCGTGGAGAACTCCTCGCGGACCTCTTCACGGGCGCGGAGGAGGGCTTCATCGACCTTGCCGTCAGCGATCAACTCATCGACGGTGGGCTTGGGCGGGGGCGGGGGTGCTGGCTGGGCAGGAGCGGGCGCACGGGCTTGCAACTGCGCAAGGGTCTTCAGGGCCTCGGCAACGGCGGGATCGACCGTGGGCGCGGGTGGCGCGGCAGGCGGGGCCGTCGCGGGAGCCGTCTCCGTGCCCTCTTCCTTCACCAGTCCCAGCGCGATCAATTCCTCGCGCGTGAACCGCGGATCTTCGTTGGGCATGTTAACCTCCCTGCTTGTTTAGTGCGCGTTCGACCACGTGATAGTTGACAAGGATGGTGTCGAACAGGACCAGAACGCGCTTGATCCCGTCGTAAATCCCCTTGCGATATGGATAGTCCACTCCTGCGGTGGCGGGATCAAGCTGCATGATTCCAGCCTGTTCGTGGACGAGCATTTCTTCAACGTCAGATCGGAGGAGCTTATATAGCGGATGGGCGAGGAACTCATCGGTCTGCGCCTTTGTTATCACTGCTGGGCTCCCTGCGGAGGCATGCCACCGCCTCCTTGCGCACCCTGCGCCAACATGAGCATCTGAAGAAGCTGTTGCTGTTGGGCCATCTGCTCCGCCTCTGCGGCCACAGGCTCCAGCGATGTCCGCACGTCCGGGATCACGTTCTGGTAGTCCTGAATGTCACCGCTGACTTCTAGCGCACGACGGATGAGTTCCTCGACGCGGGATGTGAAGTCGATCAGCGCCTGCCGTGCAGAGGGGAGAATCTGTGGGTTCTGGATGAGCGTGATGTATTGCGCGAGTTCGCGGACCCATTGCATGACGAACTGAGCTTGCATGAGACGGCGCTGGGCTTCAGCCTCGCGTGTCGATGCGGGATCGACGACCTTGATGTCGAGGATAAGCGACTTGCGCGCCTGTCCGCGCTGCGTGAGCGCCTGTGCGAGAGCCTGTCCATCGTCACCGAGAACGTTGACGATCTCTTCCTGAATACCGGAGGTGATTTCCCACAGGTCGAAGGTCGTGTACGCGGCTTCCGTGAACGCTTCCGCGAGACGCACCAAGGCGTCGCGGATCGGCATGGAGCCTTCTTCAAGGATCGCCTGTACACCGTATGCGGGCGAGCGCCGGGACACGCCAACGTTGCCGAACGACGCCGCCGACGTACCGAACATGTTGTTCGCGTACTCGCGGATTGGTCCGATGAGATTCACTGCGGACTGCGCAGCGTTCGGAAGCCCGAGTGGCTTGATCGCAAGGTCGGCTTCCGGGTTCTCCGTCACCGCTTGGAAGTTGGGTCCCAAGTCGAGGCTGCGGTCTTCGCCGAAGAGGACCTTGGCAAGACGGCTACCAGAGCGAACGAGCTTGACTTGCTGCGCAGCTTGAATCGACGCGCCCAAGGTGAGATTGTATACACCGTTGATGACTTCGTTGATTGCGCCCAGCTTGCCGCCGACGCCAAGGCCCATGAACGTCAGCGAGGATTTCTCGTCCAGCCGCGCGGCGAAGAAGGGGCGCTTGTAGGGCGCGGGCATATCGCGCAGAACCGCACCTGACGGCAGATGAACGGATGCGATTCTGTCCGCACCAACGGGATCGCGGTACCACATTTCCGCAATGGGATAGTCGAGCGGCTGTTCTGGCAGCAGACTGCCGAAGTACTGGTTCCACTGCTGCGAGAGTACGTTGTCGTCACGGGTGCCGGTACCACCCTTGATGACGTCAGCAGCGACCTTCTGGTCGAACATGCCCGACGCAACGGCGTTCAGCATCTGGTATTCGGTCAGACGTGTGACCTGTGCGACCCAAGGGAAGTGGTCAAGCTGGAGTCCCATGCCATCGGGCCACATGAAGTCCCGCACCGACACGAACTCCCACAGGACGCGTGGGGTAGGTTCCGTGTAGTCAATGAAGACCTTCCAGATACCTAGCCCATAGTCTACGAATTCTGTGATAACCGACCGCATGCACTGTGGAATGCGTAGGCCGTGACGCGCTTTGTAGTCGAAGAAGTCTTCGGCTTCACGGGCGACGTTGTGCCACTTGAGGCCCGTGCGGGTATCCATGCCCTTGACGCTATTGATGGCAGCGATAGGACGCGTACCGAAGAAAGCGTGGAATAGCCGGACGCGCATGTAGGTACGCTTTTCCAGCGCCTCCGGGATGTTGAGCGAAGGAATGCCGTTGACGAACTGATGGTCTTGGATCTCGGATTCGGTCATCAGCCTGTCGATCTCATCCGTGAAGTCGATGATCTTCTTCCGCACGGAGAGAGCGTTGCCAAGCTGGTCGAGGTAGGGCGTCACCAGCGGCGGGGGCATCGGATCAGCCATGTTATCTCCTTGTGCGGAACGGCAGGCTTCTGCCGGTACGAACGCGCGTGGAATTGAGTTCGACGACGCGCCTATCCTCAACGGATGCGCTGATGACACGCGTGTAGGCTTGTTCCGCGTAGGCTAAGGCGTCCACCGTATCGTTAGTCCTCGCGCCGGGGAAACGGTCGAACTCATACTGGAATAGATTGTACTGCGGTAGGTCCCGGCTAATATACAGTAAGCCTGCGTTTACGCGCCAGCCTAGCAGATTCGTGATGCGGTCTTCCTTGCGCTCGTTGCGGTCTGTGCGGTAGAGGAAGAGGATGTCGGTGTCCTCTTCAGGTTCGCGGGACAGTTCCCAGATGCTACGGAGTTTGGCGGCGCTAAGGATGGCCGGGAGGACGTAGGCTTGCCCGCCGACAGACTCAAAGCCCACGTGAGCGATCCGTAGACCGCGGTCCCGCCAGCGGACGTACATGTCTAACAGGGCTGTGATATTCTCGCCGGGATGGACCTGTTGAGCCCACAGATCGAGCAGGAAAACAGCGCCGGTTTCCTCTTCTTCAGCGGTTAGCGTTAGCGCACTACGGCAGGATTTGGGGTCGATTGATGAGGCTGGATCGAATGATAGAACGCCAATAAGGTTGCTAATGTGGATACGGCGCTCGATGATTTCTGTGTCCTTGCGGAAGACGAGGACTTCTTTTGTCGAATCAACATAGACACAATCACCACATTTTTGAGTAGAGAACTTGACAGTTTCCCGGTTGATCGGCTGATTTTCATACTGCGCGCCGAAGATGAGTGGGCCTTGCTGACGCTTGAGCGCGAGGAGTCCCTCGCGTGTATAACGTTCGGGCCAAAGTGGCTCGTCCGTGAACGTGCAGTCCGTGGTCCGCTTGCAGTTCTCCCGTCCGCAGACTGAGCAAACCCACGCGCTACGTTGCCAGATGAAGAACTCAGGCCAGTTCTGCTCGATGTAGGATTGTGTGTCCCAATCCGACCAAAGATTGCCCGTGACGATGATGAGGCCCGCGTATGGGCTATCGAATGAGGATGTTTCGATCAGATTCGGAGCCAGCTTCAGCCACGTGATCGAGTTCTCGACTTCCTTGTGGGACTGCCACGTTTCCTCGTTCACGGGGTCATCGACGAGGATGTTTGTGACTTTACGCATCGTCGAACGCGTGCTGAAGCCTGCAACGTTGACAAATGCCTGCGGATGACTGGCGCGTCTACCAGGGAAACACCAGAAATCCACCTGCCAAGGGAGATTCTTTTCGCCGGTAACGTCGGCGTACTCGGGGGTCAACTCGGGCCAGAGCCAGCGGAAGAATTCGTCGGTTGCAGGGTATTCACGCATGTTCTGCGACAACATGACGACGTTTTCGTTGGAGCCGGACGCCAACAACCAGCGCTCGTTGACACCCATGAAGGAAGGATGCGCCTTCACGAAGGCTTCGGCGCGCTCGATTTCGCTAGGAAAGTCGTAATCAGGGTGCGTACCCTGTATGCCGCGCCACAGGATGTATCCCATCGTCGCAAAGGACGTTTTGCAGTGATTTCGCGGGTCGCGGAGGGACAAACGCTTGACTGGACCCGTTCCAAGCCGCTGCATGAACCTGCATATCGGCCCAAAAGTCCGTTCTGTCGCTAAATTAGGCTTCTTTTTGCGGCTGATGACGCCGGCGTTGAACGCATAGAGCGATTGGCGGAAGATGGCGCGTAGTCGGGCGCGTTCAATGTCGAAAGCATCAAGCATTTGGGGGCTTTGGGGGGCTCAGTGTGCTGTGGTTGGCACCTTCCGCCCCATCTGTAGAGGCCAATTTCGCCTCCAAGGCTGCTAGAGGCTCCTTTTCGGGCAATTCTGGCATTACGTCGCCGTCTACGACGACATCTCCGCTGGTCATGGCCGCGCGGATAGCGTCTTTGATGGAGGCGCGCTGCTCTGGATCGAGGTCGGAGGCGACCAAGTTGGCCTGTACGCGCTTCTCGACCGGGCCATAGCCGAGTGATTCCATGACCCAACGGGCGTTGATGCCTTTTTCCCTGTCAGACCGGCTGTGCTCGATCAAGTTGAAGATCCGCGACAGCGCTAGGGGCGCGCCTGCTTCGATTCGCGTGCGGAGGTCAGCGCGCTGGTCGTAGAGAATTTTATCTATTTCGCCGTAGATTTTGTCACTCAGCGCCGCTAGGAAGTCTTGAAACTCCTTCCTACTCATGATCCGCGCTAGCTGCGTTTTGCTGATGCCTACTGCGGATGCAATCTCGCTTGGCGGCTGATGTGCCAACAATCGCCGGGCGATATGTTCATAGTACGCCTTGGCCTGTAGCGTCATCCGCTGGTTGTTTGCCATCGCGCTCCTCTAGGACGCCATGTCAGCATTTTAGCACATGGGTCCCCTTGTATCAGCGCATGCGTCAGGGTGACTTTTTCCCCCCTGCGAGGCCCGCAGGGGGGTCGCCGGGGGTCCGCGCGCGGGCGGGCTTAACGCCCGCGGGGGATTGTTTGCGCGCGCGCGGTAGCTTGCGCGCGGGAGAGAGTAACTCCGCGCGGGAGACTAGCGGGGTCCGTTTTCTTACCGCCCCATAACCCGCAAGTAATAGGGTACTCTCGCGGTCTCTCCGCGCGATAGGTGAGAGACGATACAAAGCACGGCACAACGCCGCGCGGGTTATCGTGCGAGGTGACAGCATGGCAAGAATTTCCACGGTGGACCGTCTTACCGCACTCCGCGCCGAACTAGCAGGCGCGGGCGTCACCGCTGATAAACTGCTGGCAATTGACCGGCAGATTGTCAGCGCCCGCGGGGTGCTGTTCGGCACCCCGTCCCTGACGACCGACGACAAGGGTAACGTCGTCGGTGTCACCGTTCCGTTCACGCGGAACGGAGCGGAGCGCGAGTACGTCCTGCTCGCGCACGGTGACCATGCGGCGCTGTATGACGCGCTCATGCTCGCCGCGCGTACCCTCGCGCCGGTCGTCGCGCACGCCGACAATGCGGCGTTTGACGCCGCAAACAAGGCGAGCGCGTAAATGAGCGCGCCGCTGCCCCCCGCGGAATACACCTATCAGTATTCCGCGCCGGTCCCGCGCCTATCGGTTCGCGCGGCACGCGGTAGGGTTTCCGTTTCTGCCGTGGCGCCGGACGTTTCCTTCCGGTATTCCACGCTGACAGATACGGACGACCCCGTGAAAACCTTCGCACGTATCGCCAAGATTCTCTCGATGCTTGACGAGAACCTCTAGGTAATTGAATACCAATAGGTAGGCCCCAACCCCGGGGCCTACCTTTTTTTATGCCCATGTAACGCTAATTCCACACACGTATCTGAGAGTTTCTAAGAGCATTAATCGCATCTGTGAGCCTAATCGTCGCTCGCAGGCCAAATATGCATCTGCGAGGCATTACTGCACACAAATGGTGGCATGGTGTCATGACAGGGGTGACACATTTGACCCCGGTAAAGTCCTTTGTAATCAACAACTTACCTAGAAAAATGACATTTGTGACATGTCATCTAAGTGCGGGACCTAGAGCAAGCATAACAACCCGTAAGCTAACCAGTAATAGAAGGATAGTAGATATATTATTATAAATGTATTATTAGTAATACTATATCTATTCTACTCTCTCTAACCCCGTCTCCGTTTCTCGCACTTAGGTGACATGTCACTTTTGTCACTTTCTGGCATAACCTATTGATTCTAAAGGACTTTAACGCGTTCAAATCTGTCACTAGTGTCATGACACTATGCCACCCTTTGCGTTTCATTAAACACACAGGGAGCAATTACCAATACTTACGAAGTATTAATAGACTGCGTTCGCTGTCTCTGAGTCTTATAGTTAAGCCCTATCGCGATGATAGGCCCCGACGTATGCACGGGTATTGCATACAGAAGGAGTAACGTATGACCCGTAGAGAAATCGTACACGTATTGCGAGAGGCTGGCGAATGGCTATTGTGCTTCGCCTGTCTCTATCTCACGGTTGCGGTAATGCTCGCAATCGCAGAGATGGCAAGATGAGCATGCGTGAATGGCAGATAACATGAAAGCCAACGAACGCGTCAGAGGTGCGCTACTTGGTGATGCGTATGAACGCGTACAGGCAGCGCAGCGCACGCTAGATGTAGTCTGGCAGAGCCTTTTCGATTGCGCAGACTACTTCTTCGTCTACGACTTGAAGCCCGGCGGCATGTTTACCGAATTGGTATGCCGCAAGTGCGTACGGGAACATGAAATGAAAACCTGTACGCCGTCATTCTATCCTGTTGAAGCATTCTGCGATAGATGCGGGCTCTAGTTATGCCAAACGACATCACCAGCAGTTGTCCGCATTGCGGAGAAGAAATCAACGATACTAATGAACAGTATCGCTGCGTGGATTGTGGTGATTATCTGTGCACATCATGCGATAATTCTCTACGATTCCACGGACATACCTTTCACTACTGCACCGGCTGTCTTGATTCGCATTGGTGTAACAGATGCGAAATGTACTTTCAAGATATCCTTACCTACTGCGACGGATGCAGCACCTATTTCTGTCACGGTTGTGCAGCAGATTGCGAATGCCATTGTCGCAACTGCCGTCCAGTAGAAGAAGACACAGACAACGAATACACATACTACATACCAAGTTCCATCTCTTTAACAGAAAGCAACATCTACACTCCACCGAACTTCGCATCTCCATTGAAGTTCCCGGACGGCGTACGCTGCGGAGTTGAGTTTGAACTCGAGTACGGTAATCGCCGTGAATTCGCGGAACTCGTAGATGCAGGTTGGCAATACAAGCGTGACGGTTCGCTGAACGAATCAGGATGCGAATTCATCACCCCTCCGTCATATGGTCCCGGTACATTAGGACGTATCTACAATTGCTACTCAATCCTTCGTAGCAGCGGATGGCGTACCAGCGAGCGTACGGGACTGCACGTACACTTCAGCTTTTCTGACTATTCATGGAATACCCGCAGACTCGTACGTTTGGCGAGACTGTGGAACGCATGGGTACAGATGCTCTATCTCATGCAAACACACAACAGAATCGCATGCGGCTACTGCAATCCTAATGTGGTACAGCTGCCAGCGTTCATCAAACATCGCAATCGCGTAAAAGATGGCGTAGGCACGCGCACACATGATAACGTAGCTGCACGCGAACTGTTCGGTTACGACCGCTATCTGGGACTCAACGTAACATGCGCATTGCAAGCACATGGAACAATTGAGTTCCGTCTGGCAGAGGGAATGGATTCGCCAGACGATGCCGTACGCTGGATTGCCCTACTCGCATGGCTTGTCAAAGCCATAGACAATGAGCCTGACATGCGGTGGGTAAGAAAAGCGTACGAATCTGACTGCGCTTGGTCTGAATGCGACATGTCCAACCGTACAGGATATGCAATTCGCGCACTTAACATGCCAGACCAGACCACTACGGAATCTCTCGCAGCATTTACGCGTCAACGTATTAGTGCAGGCATGAGCGCACGTTCGATAACATCCGGACGTCTTTACAACACCATATTCATGCCACCTAATCGGATTCTACAATCCTACATCAAAGACCCAAGTCGTACAGTAGCTATGATGATTTGGGCACGTTCGATGAATCCACAGATATACAACGATATACTATCGCTATCTGACCCGACCAATTCACAACTGGAACTATTCCTGACGGGTTATGTGCGTGGACTTCAGCGCACAGCACAGTATGAATCTGCACCTACGGGTAACGTCATTGACCCTGATATGTGCGAGATTCTACTGAAAAATCGCCAATATCTCATTCCTTTCATGAAACCGGAATGGGATACAACCAACGTTTACCAACATACGTGGGATCGCTACTACCGAGCGATTCGTACGTCCGACCGATTCGGAATCCCCATTCACAATCCCGTGGGCTTCCGCATGGAGGTTCCATGTGTGGTATAGGCGGATTCGTCCCCTACGAAAGTCAGCGTAGTAACGTGAATGTTATAAACAACACTCTCACGTCACTACTAATCCACAACGTCGCGCGCGGCACGGACTCCGCTGGAATAGCGGCAGTCACTAATACGGGCCGCACACGCATCATCAAACGCGCACTCGATCCTCGTTCGTTCATGCTCCAACGCGACGTCCAGAACGCAATTCGCAAATGGACGCTGAAAAATGATGTAGTCGCGTGGATGGTGCATACTCGAGCCGCAACCACAGGTGCAGTTACTGACATCAACGCGCATCCGTTCCGCTGCGGTAATGTCACCGTAGTACATAACGGATGGATTTACAACCACGATTCCGTTGCGAAGAAGTATGGATTGAATCTCATTTCGCAATGTGATTCGGAAGTTATCGCAGCGTTGATGGACCGCGACCCAACATACAATAAACTCGCATCGCTTTGCGGCGAGTTTGCTATCATCGCTTTTGATGCGCGTCACAGCGGGCATTTGTATCTTGCTCGCGCCACAAATCCTCTCTGGATTCGCGTAGGTACGCCGTGGGGAACATTGTTCAGCTCACAGCCGCTTACGAGTGACGCAATCGTAACACGCAAGAAGCGCGTACTTGCTGACAGAAACGCGTGGACGTCGCTGACTCAAGAGTCTGCGTATCTGTTCGACATTTGCAAGCACAAACTCATTCAAGGCGAGGCTCCCAAGTGGGAGTCATCGTTTCTGCGCGCGAAAGACTGGCGGTCCGAACATGGCTACTACGGTACATACGATAGCCGATACGGACGTCAATTCTACGACTGGGAAGACGATTCAGTCTACGGGTACGATCCCGAGCAAGCGTGTTACGTTCGCAAAAGCGCTCGCAAGAGTGCTGATGCGTTCACTAAATCGAAGGATGACTACTCGTGGGAAAAGCAAAAGCTCGCCGAACTAGCGGTATACGGCGAGGGATTGTGGGACCCCCTCGACGACATGACATTACTGAACAAAAAGTGCTTCGACAACAAAATCGTAGCTATCGCATTCGACAGAAAGCTAGTCGATAGCGTAGCGTGGGAGGATCTTGACGTCGCTGCACGTTCCAGAGTCTATAACTGGTGGAAATACTTCAAAGAACTCTATCACGTGGAGTGACACATGCCTGTTAGTACAGCGCATGTGGCGGAGACAACATCGCACGTTGCGGTGATTGTCCAAGTCGCATCTAATTCACAATGGCTATTCGTCGTTGTGAACAAGCGTCTGTACACCTCACGGATTGGATTCGCCACCAGCGAGGAAGAGGCGCACGAGCGCGCGATGTCGCTCATGCACGTATCCAAATAGGAACGCGCGGTCTTAACGGGCCGCGCGTTCCTTATTTTGGCGCTACATGCGCTGCTAAGGTTGGAGGCTCTGTGAGTTTTAAAGCGTGGGATATCATTGCATACACATACAATGGTTCATTCTATTGCATTGCCTGTACACGCAAGATGCAACGTCTTCTAGAAAGAAAGATGTGTGTCTGTGCTGAACGTGATAAGAACGGTATCTGCGCGGCTAACTGTACTGGTTACGGACCTAACCCCGTGTTCGCATCTGACCGAGGTGAACTCGATAACGATTTCTGCGGCGCTTGCTCCAAGCAGATCCAGTAGGCTCTGAGAGTCCTAGCGCATTACTTCTACTTACAGCACATTAATACGCTACATTCGCTGTCGCTGCTGCCCTATAATGGGAGGTCATATGTCCTTCACCCGCCACAACAAGTTCGCACCGCGCGACGGGTTGCGTGCAGCATCCTTCTTCCAGCATGCTGACGACGCGTGGTTCGCTGGCCTGTGGGACTCGCGTGGATTCGTCGCTTTACGCAAAGGGCGCGTAGGTCTGGCGATCCGAGGCATACCCACTTGGGCAGCAAAAGAATGCCAGCGCATCAACGCCGGATACTGGCATGAGAAGAAACCTGGCATTGCCTACTGGTATTGCAACGCGAACAAGGTCTATGAGACGGTTCAGAAGCTGCTGATGTGGAGTCGTTCCGACGGCAGCGAGCTACTGGATATACTCGTAGCCGTCAACGCCATCGGTCTTATCGAGGACAATCATCACCTGATAGAAGCGTCGTCAGACGACGAGAGAGGAGACGGTTGATGAAGTTGTACACCATCGTCCAAGGGGACGGCGGTGGCGTGAGAACGAGAACGGACCCGAGCGAAGTCATCATCGACGTGCGGCGTGGTGAAGAGGACCAAGGCCGCACGCTCGTAGCACGGATCATCATCTCAACGCAGCGCGACGCCATCGGCATGCATGTCAATTACGGTGCTGACGTTGGCTTCAGCGCATCTCCAATGTCTCCAATGGAGGATACTGATGATCCGCGACCTCGTAAGTCCTGATGACTTTCTTGGCAACTACGTCATCGTCGTGGGTACACATACCTACCATACGAACAAGATCCGCGCCGCAGCCACGCTGAAAATCGAGCACGGTCGCATCACTGATGTCACGAAACACGGAGCAGCGCCAGAATTCAACGTGTCATTCAACGCCGACACTATCAGGTCCCGCATCGAACACGAACTCTTCGACGACGACAACGGCGACTTCTACTACCTGTTGGAAGACGACAACGACGAGTGGCTCTTGGAGTCGAAAGGAGCCAAGTACATCATTACTGATGACGTGAACCTTGCCAAACAATACATCATTGACCGCGAGAATACCCTATGACACTACGACCTGCCATCGTACCAGACCCATCGAAACTCTCGACTGCGCCGTCACTTTGCATCCGAGGCGAATCCGGCTCCGGCAAAACACACAGCGTTGGCGTGCTGGCAGAAGCGGGCTACAAGGTTGCAGTACTCGATATCGAAGGCCGTACCGAAGCCATTCAGAAGTACCGCCCGCTGATTCAGCCCGTCACTACCCGCGCCGAAGTACTAGAATTCATCGACTTGATGATGTGTCCTGACGACCGTCGCCGCTACGTCAAGTCCTTCCGTCCTGATTGGTCTGACCTCGACATCGTTGCCATCGACAGCCTGTTGGAGTACGAATCACTGCTTGACACGGACATGCGAGTCAAGTTTCCCAGCAAGTCTGGCGACGGATCATACGCGAGATGGGACGCCTACGGGCTCGATCTCATCTCGCTCTTTGCGCGGGTGCGGGATATTGCGTCCAGTAAGAATCCTTCGCCAGTCGGTGTGATCGTGACCGCTGGCGAGTTCCGCACCGTCACACGGACAGGCGATACGATGTTTGAGATTCCGATCCGTGGAACTCAGGCACCGCCACGCTTGCCGTTCTACTTTAGCTGCGTGTTCCGACTGGAGTCCATTGTCGAGGAATCCAAAGCGCAGTGGATCATGACCACCGCAGGACCGGGACTGAAGGGACCGGGCACAGACATCCTACCTGCACGCGCTACCCTTCAGCGAGATAGTTTCGTGCGCGTATGGGAACGACTCAACACCTACTACAGAGGAGAGAAACAGTGAGCGACTACCTGGACAAGTTCCTCGATGCACCGGAAGATCACGGCATGCAGCCCGTCACTCCTGCGGGCCAGTACCCCGTACAGATCGAAGCGGCTGAGGGTTCCTGCAACAAGAACCCGGAGCGCACTTCCATTCGTGCGCGGTTGCAGCTCCGCATTCTCGACGGGCCGTACGCCGGACGGGTGGTGTTCGTGGACAAGTATCTCGCCAACCTCTTCGACCCCGACCACGTGCAGAACAAGCCCAAGTACTACAACCAGACCGCTACGCTCATCAAGGTCATCGGAGCGAAGCTGAACGAAGTGGAACCCTCCTCCTACGAGTCGCTGGGTGCTGCTGCCGTCGCTTGCTACGATGTTGAGAACAAGTGGGTCGGAGCGAAGTTCATCGCTGACGTCGCCGTCGATAGCGTGGAGAAGCAGTGGAAGTCCATCTCCAAGCGCGCCGAAGACGACAACGTTGAGCCATCCGTGGACGCTAGCCAGCTTCGTGATCGCAACACGCTCGATGGCTGGCATGCGTGGGAAGGCAAGAACGGCTATGAAGCGTGGAAGAAGAAGGTTCTTCCCCGCCAGAATCTTCAGGCTGGTGTCAATAGTGGCACCAGTCCCAACCGTACTGCGGGTCCGTCGTCGGCTCCCGCTGTCCTGTAAGGAGTAGCGTCATGGGTAATGTTCCTAGCCGTAAGGAGTTTGGCCTCGTCATCCGCATCCTGAAGCTCGCTGCGAAGCTCAACTTCGCGGAGCAGAAGTACGTTGCGGACAAGCTCACCGCAGGTGTTACCTTCGCCGTCGAGCCGACTGACGCGGATTAACGTAACAAAGGGCTGGGGGTAGCATTGCTTGGCAAAAGTCAAGGGTCGCACCCCCTTCTCCCCCCTGCTGACCGGCTATCCCCAGCCCCCTTTTGAAAGGAGTTTGCATGGCAGATGTTCCGCTCGTCACTCACTCTTTTGAGAGTGAGAAGCAGATGTTGCGGCTCTGGTTTGAACGCTGTCTTGATGTGATGTTCGATAAGCAGTCGCCCATCGCAGCCGTGTCGTGGAACAACGACGACACCGGCGAGATGACAGGACTCGTCGCCATCGCCGTTGGAACAGAGCTAGCCCCGATGTTTCACAAGGCAATCGGCGAGATCATCATCTCGACTGAAAAAACCGAACTCATGTCAGAACCGGCCAAGCCCCTCATCCAGCCGTGACAAGGAGGACGAGAGATGCCAGTCAGAGCGATTCGATGTCCTCAATGTTATGTGGAGGTTCCGCTAGCGGAAGCGCTATCTCACTTCCATAGTTGCGATACCATTCCACTTCCGTATGTCAACTTGCTCGTCGATGCGCTCCAATCTGACACTCGCCATGCGACGCCGCAGTTGACGACAACGCAACTCCTGTCATGTCCAAGGCGGACTGTGATCCCTTGGTTCTTCGACGTGAGTTGCGATCCGATAGATCGCATGCCGACGCTGTTCGGCACGCTGCTGCATGAACACATGGCTGCGTTCGACTCCGACCGCTGGATCAGCGAGCGCTGCACCTGTCAGTCACCGTTTCCCGTAGCAATAAACGCAACGGACAACGACCTGACATCCCATTTCGCCGCCATCGTTGATGGACGCTGGCACTATGTTGACTGCAATACTGTCAAGTGTACATTCCGTGGAGCCATCGACGGCGTGCCCATCAGCGGGCGTGTTGATGCCATCGAACCCCACGCTGACGGTACCATCTCAATCTACGACTGGAAGTTCCGATCGTCGTGGAAGTCGCGGATGACCGATCCTTCACCAGAAGACATTGCGCAACTCAACATCAACGCGCTACTGGCTGAACAGAACGGTCATCGTGTCCGCGCTGCCAAGACGGCGCAGTTCACGTGGAATGCGCTGCCAGTATACCAAGCTGTTCCATTCGTTACGCTGGCTGAGATATTCCGCCTTCGTCCGAACGGGGGACAGACTGGTGAGCCCATTACCATCGGCGAGAACTTCCGCTTCTACAAGCAGGTATTGGATGATTGGCACAGAGGCATCCTTCCTGCCGATATCCTTGCCGGTCTGCCAATGATCGGTAAGGAAATGTTCAAGGACAAGTATGGCAAGTCGATGTGTACGAACTACTGTGACATCAACGAAACGTGCGTATCGCTGCCACAACCCGTCGAGCTTTGATGGAGGATAGAGAGATGAAGCTCCGCGAAGACTTCAAGCTGGAAAGCCCGTTCAACACCCCAGCACTTGACAACAAGGGAATGCCTAACGTTACCGCTTCCACACCGCTTGCTGCGCCGCCGAAGCGGAAGCGCTTCCCTGACCGCACCAAGCTCTACACCAAGGTTGTTCACGTTGGCCTGACGGAGAAGCAGTACGACATGCTCGTCAAGGTCGCTGAGTTCAACGGCGTTTCTCATCCGACGCTGATGCGCATTGCGTTCCAGCGTCTGCTTAACGAGCTGAGCTGATGAAAGTTCCCGGCCACGGTCCAGCAAACGCAAGGATTGTGTGGATTGGTGAGTCGCCGGGTCCCGAAGAAGTTCGCTTAGGCAAACCGTGGATTGGGCCATCCGGGCAGGAAGCTCGGATGGCCCTTTCCCGTTTCGGGATGGACCCCGACTCCGCCTACTTCGATAACGTCGTACCTGAGATGGCGCTACCGTTTCCCGTTGGCAAGAAGGGATACGAACTTCTCGACGCGCATCGCGATCACTTGCGGGATGCGCCGATCTACGGCGAGCCACGCGTCTACGTGCTGGCTGGCACGTGGGCACTGCGCCGATTCCTGAATACCAAAGTGGGCCTCATCACGCAGAAGAATCTCATCATCAAGAAGTGGCATGGCTCAACGATCTACGTAGATGAAATCATGGCGCGTGACATGGCAACAGACGGGTTGCCGGTTGCATCCGGCTCCCTGTTGATTCCCGTCATGCATCCTGCTGGCATGCTCCCGTCCCGCGATCCCCGCCGCATCTGGCGTCCAACGTTCCTGAAGTTCGTCGAACGCGCCGTCAAGTACGCTAAGACGCTCCCTGCGCTGTGGAAGTCGAGGATGGTCGAAGCGCCGCTGCGGATAGACATTGACGGCTTGAACTACAACGCGCCCGAGTTCTATATCGACTTTGAGTTCGACATGTACACCCACGTGCCCTATCTGCTAGGCATTGGTGACGGTTCCGGTGGCGTAGCGCAACTCTCGTCGATGAAAGAGATGAGCAGACTGCTAGAGAAGCTGATTGCTGGCGGCAAGCGCCTGATCGGCCACAACGTAACTGCTGAGTTGCGTTGCATCAAGCAACTGGTAAATCGCGACTACTACAAACAGGCGCTCACCAACGTAGGTGATACCATGCTACTCCATAGCGTGATCGAACCTGACCTTGACCATACGCTATCGTTCACTGCACGCTACGCACTTGATGGCATCAGCGAGTGGAAATGGATGGGCGAGCACCCGGCAATGGTCACGGAGTACAACAGGCTGGACGTCTACTACATGACCCGCGCGTATAAGAACCTCCTCGGCATGCGAGACGTGCTGCCACACAACTTCCTCTTACCATATAAGGACGCGCTGGTTGCGCTTCCTCGCATGATGGACATTGAAGACCACGGCATCCGCGTTGATAGAGTGGAGCGCGATCACCTACACCGCAAGTTCGACGTCACGATCTACGACGCGCAGGAATCCGTGAACCGCGAACTCAAGTCGCAACTGGACCTGCGCTTGGCAGAAACGAACTCTGACGTCGCGGTCACGCAAGCCCGCATCGACGAGTTGCTGAACGATGCGCGCGAAGAAGCCCGTTCGCTGAAGACCTGCGATTGCGCTATCACCTTCAAGACCAAGCCAAAGAAGTGTCCTTACTGCCTTGCTGCATACAACGACTTCGTAGCCCCTGCACTTGCTCATGCCAAGACTCTCCGCGCCCACAAGGGCAAGGTGAAGAAACTCTCGATATCCATTGTCGAGACAGGCTTCCGCATCGGCAACGATGAAGACGTGCGCTGGTATCTGCGAGACGTACTGGACGTCAAAACGAAGCGGACGACAGACACGGGCAAGATGGGCGTCGGTGTCGATGATCTAGAACCATTCAAAGACGATCCCGTCATCCAGCATGTGTGGGCAGCCAAGCACGCCAAGAAGATGAAGTCCACGTTCCTCGACATTCCCGTTGACGAGCAGGGCTTCTCCCATCCACGTGTGAACATTCACGGTGCTGCAACGGGCCGCCCGTCCAGCGGTAGAGACAAGTCCGCCGCTGATGACAAGGCTGGCAGTCAATCGTTGGCGTTCAACGCATTCAACCTGCCAGAAGAAATCCGCTCCATGTTCGTCCCCGACGACATTGACCACGTGTTTGTCGCTGGCGACTACAAGGACTTGGAAGGCCGTCTCGTCGCACTTGACAGCGGATGTCGCAAGTTGTGCGAGTGGTATGAAGAGGGCAAGGATGTCCACTCGGAAGTCGCGGCGCTCATCTTCGGTTGCAAGCCGGATGAGGCGCGCATTAAGACACTCACGTTTGGGTCGCGCGTTTGGCCCCTCCGTGATCTCGCCAAGCGTGCTGCTCATGGTGATCGGTATGGCATGGGGCTTAGGCGCATGTGTAAGCTGCTACACATACCACTAGCGCAAGGCAAGGAAATCCGTAAAGCGTTACGTGAACTGCTGCCAGAAGTCTACATATGGCAGCAATCCATTGCTACGGAAGTGTTCGGCGAGTCCCGGCTGGACCCCCGCAAAGGCCGTCGTATCTGGACCAAGCCACCGACACGCGTCGTCATTACCAAGCAACAGCGCGTGCGGTACTTTCCTGGCGTGCAGAATCGCGTGCTGAAACACGCCTTTGCAATGCGTCCGCAATCGCATGGCGCGTGGATCTGGTACACGCTGGTGGACCGCCTCTGTGTACCGTGGAGTACGGAGTTGCGCTCTGGTACCGGCAGATTCGTCATCGGTACCTACGACAGCGCCGCGTTGAGTACGCGATATGACCTCGCTACTGAAACAGCATCCTTCCTCCGCCAAGCCGCAGAGGCAGAGATGACCATGTTCCGCGATCTGCCGGGTGCTAAGTACATGCGTCCCGTATTCCCAATGGACATCAAGACGGGACCCAATTTCGCATTCCCGAAGGAAGATAAGATCATCGACTACCGGGAAGATGATGACGAGGAGGATAGTGATGAATGAAGATCCCCTGACCATGATCGAGCTAATGAACGATGCACTGAGGCTGAAGCATCCGCACATCGTCGTACTGCTGGCGCTCTACGCGCTGGGAACGCGCTATCACAGCATGGAGCGCAATCCTATGTATGAGAAAGACTTCGCCGGTTCGCTCGATGCGCTGGGTAAGTTCACGCCTACGCAACTCATCGTCACCGCAACCGAAGGATTGCTGGGCGTTGTGGCCCAGCATCAGATCGACCGCGACGGCTTCATCGCAATGCCATTGGACAAGCCGCCTGCTGAATTGATGGACATGATTTTCGGCAAGCCCGAGACTGAGGCTTGACTCAAGGAAGGACAGATGAACGCATGCATGGATTGCCTTCGGCCCGTTGGAAATACGGAAGATCCCTACGGGCAACTATGTCAACGATGCTTAGATAATCTGCGTCATATGCGAAATGGCACTAAGACGCTGGATGAAGTTCGTATAGAACTGCTAAACGACAGAGCAGAATATATCAGGGAACTCAAGGTTGAGATCGCTGATCTGAAGGACGCCCGCAAGTTCATCCGCAAGACCATCGACAGAATTCAGCGGGAGGGTTGATGAGTTTTTGGGATTACGTGATGTTCTGGCTAGCATATCTCGTCGTGGGATTGGGCATAGCCGGATTGTTCGCCATAGTCTTCACCACCGGATTCGCCATCTATGTCTACCGTAAACGACGGGAGGGAAGATGAGTGAACCGCTGGTCACGAACTTCTGCGCGGGGTGTCAGGAACGGCAGGAGGAGATCGAAGCCATCCACGCTCAGGTCAAGAAGATCGTGGATGAACGAGAGGCTGCACTTGATGAGATCGAGCGGCTGCGGACGGCGATCAAGAGCGAGGCGGAGCAGCACGCACTTAACCCGGAAACCGGGCTACCGGCGCTCTACCCCTGCGACTGCCAAATCTGCATGATCGCGCGGGAGGGACGGTGACCTGCAAAGACTGTCGGCATTGCGATAGGGACTATATCCGCCTCATTCCCGCTTTGTACTGCAAGCTAAACCGGCGTGAGTTTGAGCGGCCTGACCTTCCAGCGGAGCGATGCCCGAAGTTTGAGAAGCGGGAGGTGCGGTGACTGGCTGGATGGATAGCACTCTGCTCGCATGGTTCCTCGGCGTGCTTGGCGGTTGGGCGCTTCACGGATTGTTTGGGAAGAGGGAGGTGCGGTGAGTAGACGAGCGTGGAACCTGTGCCTGATCTGGATGTTCGTGCTGCTGTTCGGCGGCTGGCTCGCGGCGCAGGAGCCGAACAACATCAATCCACAGGACATGTCGGTGTGGACCATCGACTTCCCCGTTCCGGTTGATAGGTCAAAGCGGGCGTGGGGGGAGATTCCGTACTGCCCGAACTCCGAGGAAGACGGCATGGTCGTGGCAGACACGAACAAGTGGCCCGACGGCTGCGCTCTGCGCTGGCGCAAGGCGCAGTCGTGCTTTGAGTGCTTGTGAGGGAGGGACGATGAGCATCTTCGGGTGGTGGATCAATGGACTCGATGCGGCCATCTTCCTGACGATTCCGGTGGAAGTCTGGCTCGTGTTCTGGATCATCGGCCCAGCGCAGGATCGGTGGATCAGTCGGAAAGCGAAGAGGCTAGGACGATGAGTTCGACGTTGCTTATGATGGGCGTAGCGGCATTCACAGTGGGATTCGCTCTTGCCACCCTGCTCGCGGATAGGAAGATCAACCGGCTGGAAGACGAGATCGAGGCGTTGAAGCGGAGGAAGCCATGAGCCTTTTCTGGATATCTACGATTGCCTATACTGTCATAGCTGTCTCCGTGGGATCTACTATCTACTACCGAGAACGCGGATATATGGACCCGCTTTCCGCAGCAGTCTGTGGTTTTTTGTGGCCCGTCGTTCTTCTTGTTACGCTTGTCGTGCTGCCGGGGCGTATTGCGCTTGCGGCGAAGAATAAGAAGCGGGAGGTACGATGAGCTATACCATGTGCATCCACGGGCTTTCTCTTGAAGCTCCCTGCGCCAGATGCGTCCGCATCAAGGTAGATCCCGCGCCCAACTACACCACGGAGTATATCTATCTCCGTGACGCCGTAATACAGGCCGTCAACATGCTATCATTGAGTCCTGCTAGGTCTTACGAAGCTGTACGTCTGGCTTGCTCTGCCTTGGAGGACGCCATCCATGCCAAAGAAACTCGAAAAGGAACTCAAGAAGGAAGCAAAGAAGAAGGGTCTTAAGGGCGAACGAGCAGATGCCTACGTCTACGGCACGATGCGCAAAACTGGCTGGAAGCCCGAGCGTGAAAAGGACGACTCAAAGAAACACGAGAAGCGTGAAAAGAAGAAGTGAGTTCTGCGGTCGCGTCGTAGAGTGTGGAGTAGCGCATCTCAACGATTATGTACGCGATATACGACGAACGCTAAGGTCGATAGCCAAACGTAATGGCTTCGTCCTGCGGGCTAAGTATACCCATTTTCACATAGAGGGACATCGCGTCCCCTGCGTTGTATGGCTACTTAGAACGCGTACATCGTCGAGACAGGAGGAACACTATGAACAGCGGAGCGAAGATTGTACCGCATTGGACTGCGATTGCATGCATCGTTGTCTTGCCTGTCCTTTAAGAACAACGTCATCTGGTGATTCATGATTAACCTCAATGAATATGATCTTCCCCCACCCCTGCGCATGAAGCTGGAGCGCCAACAGGAACTCGTTCGCAGACTTCGCCGCGCCCTCCGTCGTTACGGTGGGCACCTGCCGTGGTGCGACAAGTGGCTACGGCGTGCATGCACTTGTGGTTACGCATCTTGTGTGACGAGAGGATACGATACCGATGATGCCGACAAAATCCTATCCAATACCACTAAAGCGACTTGAGCACGGCAACTTCACGTCTCTCGTCGATCCGGGTGAGCCCGGATACGAGCAGTACAAATCCCTTAGCGAATCTGCGCGCTGGTCCATTACACCCGACGAGGGCGATATTCTCGCCATGTTGGCAAAAGACAAACGCGTGTGTGAGATCGGCACAGGATTAGGTATTTCTACCGTATATCTGGCATCAAGCGCTAACCACGTGGCAACCATCGACGTTGATCCGTGGGTACAAGAGAACATATTCCCGTGGCTGCTAAGCATTGAGAACATGGGCTGCCTCATCCGTGCCTACGGTGGACGCGCCTTGGTCGATACCTACTTCGATCTGTTCTTCATCGACGGACTACATGTGTTTGAAGCCGTTGAGGCGGATCTTGAATGGTGTCTCGATCACTCTAACGGACCTGCCGACATCTTGCTTCACGATCTTTGTTGGATTGAAGTTGCCTTTGCTGCACGCCGTTTCACTACCAAGCATCCCGAGTATTCTATAAGAGTACTTGATACGCCAAATAAGGTGGGGCTGATTACCCACAGAAGGAGTGGCATAGATGGGATTTTTGACATGGCTGTTCCCAGATAGAGAGCAGATATCATGGCTCGCATACAATCTGGAACGCCGCCGCCGAGCACTCAGTCGTCCTACACCACAAACGCATCTGGATCAGCCTTGGCTGCCACAGAAGCAGGAGCAACCTTCTACTGCCCGTTCTGCGGACAGGTTGGTACAGCCGTCCTCAATCTCATTGCCATGCTTGTCATCAGCAAGAAATGCGGCTGCGACCGAAACCGATAGCGACCTATGACAAACGTATCGCTGGAGTTGTGGAGAGCAAAGCTGTCCTCATGGAAAGGGAAGTACGACGCCAGCAACCCAGCGATGGCGGAAGCGGCACAGTCCTTGGCGCAAACGTTGGCATCCGTGAACGAAGCACAAGCACAGGAGATCATCCTGATGTTTGCTGCTGCGTTCCAAGTACCGTATGAAGATGCGCTAAGACTCGTTGCTTACGTTCCGCAGCCGCCCGAGACGGATGATACCAGCGGCGATGGCGTGCCGCTTTCCGGCACCGTCAAGCGCTACGTCGATTGGCTTTCTGAACAGGAATCTCCGCCACAGTACCACGCCTTCTCGCTTCTTACGGCGTTTAGTGCTGCGTTGGCGCGGCGTACACGCATCATGCTGGGACCGTATCCGATCTTCCCTAACATGTACACAGTCCTAGTAGGTCCATCAGGTTCTCGTAAAGACTCCTCCATCGACATTGCCATCACCATCATCCGTAACGCGTGGCCGCAGTTGAACGTGCTGCCCGTTGAAGGAAGCGCGCAGGGCATGGTAGATAACCTCGCTACGCGCTTCTCCGAGACAGGTACGGGCGACGGCATGCTGGCCGTGGACGAGATGCGCGTGCTGATGGGCGGACGCAAGGAAGGCTACAAGGGTGAGATACCCATCTGGTTGACGGACTGGTTCAAGTGTCCCGACGAGTGGAAACGCGGGTTGTCATCGCGGATCGTAGAAGCATACAACCTATATGTCGTGCTGCTCGCCGGTACAACGATGGAATGGCTCGTCGAAATGCCACCATCACTGCTGAAAGGCGGGTTCTTTCCCCGCACCGCCATCGTTACCGCACAGAGCAAGAAACATTGGCGGTTCCATCCGATAGTGCCGAAGCAAGCCGGTCAGGACATGCTATCCCACATTGCGGATGCGCTTGTGGACGTGCCTGACATGATGATGTTGGACCCACAGGCGCTTGCTTACATGACGGATTGGTATGAAAATCAATTACCTCAGCGGTCTGCTGCCGCCGCTGAGTGGCACATGCCGTTCATCGAACGCGCCCATGTACATGCACTCAAGCTGGCACAAATTATCAACTTATTGGAACACAGAGGAAGCGTCGTCAAACTCGACACGGCTGAATACGCTGTACGCTTGGTTGACTGGCTAGACTCCACAGTAGACAACGTACTCCGCGTCATCAACACTAACGAATCCCAGCAAATCTACGAGGATATCATCCAACTCCTTCGCCGCAAGCGTAAGTCGATGTCGCAGCAAGACATAACCCGCGCGCTACGGAACAAACACCGCGCTCCTGAAATCCGCACGGCCCTTGACACGCTGATCTATCATAAGGATATTGCAGCAGGAACCGCGGCGGGCGAGCGCATCTTCTCCCTGACGGAGAAAGGGCTCGAATCCGTTACAGCGAAGAGGCCCCCACGGTCCTAACCGACCGTGGGGGTCTATTTTTTTTGCCTAGTCGCCGCCCAGCGCAATCTGCAAGCGGATAGCCGCACCCGTAAGCTCAGGATTATCGCTGGACTCAATCTTCGCCCAATCAATATTTCCACGCTCATCCATGCCGCCAAGCATCTTGATATCTGCCAACGCGTTGCGTGCTTCAACACGCTTCATGCTGGGCGACGCGTTCATAAGCTGTCGGATCTCGATAGTACCATACTTCTTTAGCATGTAGTTACGCGCATCGCCCTGATCGTAATTGAGATCCGGGTGAACAAGTGTGTCGTCTTCGCCTTCAATGGGTACCAGTTCATGCATGCGCTTGTTGACGGCCCGTGCGGCACCAATATCCTTTTCGACCATAGCCCGGTAGAAGTTCTGCCGCAGCGACTTCAATTCCTCAGCGAGTTCCGGCCTGTCCTGCGCAACGCGCTTCATCATCTCGCGCTTCAAGATGGTCCTACCGAGGAATCCCCGTTTGATGATTTCCTCTTCGCCAGGAGGCAATTCGACTCCATAGCCAAGCTCGTTTCGGAGCGGTTCCCCATTCTGTTGTGCGTGCAGATCGACGACCATCTGTGCCATGTTGTACAAGAACATGGGCATCAACGGGTTCGACCGGCCCACAGGATTCGCTCCGTATTCGTATCCACTCTCCGCGTCGAAGTACTTAGCGAATGCGCCCAGCCAGTTATACCGTGCCTTCGCTTTATCTTCGGGTCGGCCCTTGCTTACCGGCGAAAATCCCACCCACGCATCGGACACCCATTCCGCCAACCCGTTGTCAAGGAACCTACCGCCTGTCACGAACCCCGTGGGTAGCTCCGGTCCCACGCGGGAGGAGTAGTCGATACCCGTCACTCCCGTCAGCGAGAACTTCTCCAGCCCACGCAGGACCCCCTTCACGCCAGGGTCATCGCTGGACTCAGGGATCGACGGGTCCAGCGCGTGAGCGATACCCAGCGCGCTGTCGATGGCCGCACCGAAGGCGAACGGCCCACCGATGAGCAAGGTGCCTGCTTGGTACCGCAACAGCCGCTGGGCGGCCCTAGCCGCGTCCCCGCTCCTCATCGGCTGCTTGAGGGAGGCACCCATTGCCTTGCCGCCTGCCCGCGCCAGCGTCATCACGTCCGCCGCCAGACGGTTTGCCACGGACATCTGGTAGTTCGTGAACGTGGCCGCTGCGGGTCCGATGATCGGAAGGTAATCCCTGACATTACGCTCAAACTGACTGTAGTTAGCACTACTCATGACGAAGTTGATATCCGCGTTGTCCGCCGTCGCGTCGAGGACGATGCGGTTCCAGTTCAGCATCTCCGACTCGCCAGCAACTTCATCGAATACCGAAACCATCTTCGGATTCTTCGGCGCGGAGAGAGCAAGTTCCTCAAACACGTCTACGAGCTTGCCGTCTGGCATGACGACCTGTAGCTCGCCTGCTCCACTCATCGCCATGCGCCCACCCTGTTCCTCCAACTGCTGAAGGGCAGAGCGGATTGCGGCGCCCGTACTGGTGAACTGACGCACCGCCAACTCGGCCAGCGCCATGAAGGACCCGGCACTCTTCAACACATCGAATGCCGCACCCCGCATATAGCGGTTAGCCTCTTCCTGAGAGCCAGCCAGCCGCAAGTTCTGCGTCAACTCACCGATCTGTTTCGTGAATCCATAATGCTCTCCGCCAGAGTAGAACTTGAATCCGTCAATCGCGCTGTGGAATGCGCGCCCGCCAAGCAGCGCGCCGATGCTCGACTCCGTGAGCGCAGCCCGCTCCAGCGAATCCATCACATGCCCATACTTCGGGTCCATCATCAACTTGAACGCGCCGGGAGCCGCTGCCCAGCCGAACTTTCCCATGCCGAACTGAAACGGCTGTGTCAAGTTCAGCAGCGCCGTGGACGTATTCGCGTAGAGAAACTTGGTGTAGATCGCATTCGTTGCCAGCGAGTTCGCGCGGTTGATGAAACGCGCTGCTCCCGGCGAAGCGCGCATGATGTACTCAATACCGTAGGGCTGCTTCGTCCCCGTCATCGAGTTCAACCATGCGTTGAGCCGCGCCGACGCTGCCTTGTCTACGTCCTCCAATCCCAACGCCGCGAACCGCACACCTGCGACCGCCGGACCCATGTAGCGGTCCTTCAATATGGGCGCGACATAATCCTCCATGCGCGTGAAAGGATTGAGCAGCCCTTCGTTCACAGAGTCCGACATGCGCCGTTGGTGGAACTTGATGTACATGTGAAGGTTCATCTCGCGCGCAATCGCAGCGCCGTCGTTGCCAATCGACGCGAGGCGCGGAGTATGCCGCAGCAACCGCTGGGCGGTCGGCATCCACTCCATGTAATCGCCGTCGCCGTTGAACACGCGCTGATTCAACTCCGCAGCCAGCCACTTCTCCTTCGTCATGCCCTGCGCGTCAAGGATTTCCTGATCGGGCATCGTACGGATGATGGAGCCGACCTCTCGTCCAAGGTCCGCGACATCCTGACTCTCACCCGCCAGCCGCCACAGGTGCCCGGCCATCCGATCATCTTGGAACATGTCGTACACAAAATGTGGGATGTACGACGTGACAGTCGGACCCAAGTCCTTCCTGATCCGGCGATTGATCGCCTTCTCCGACAGCGGCTTCAACTCCTGACCGCTGCGCTTGGCAATCTCGGAATACGTATTCCACTCCGTCATAAGCTGGTGACGCTTGGACTCGACAGCCATCTCCCGAATGTTGTGCAGGTTCGTGCTCAACCGCTGGAGATGCTTCTTCTGCAAGTCGCTCAGCGTCCCGAGCCAGCCGCGGATTGCCTCGGGATCAATACGATCTTCATCAAGGTAGCGATTGTCATACTTCAACACCATCTCAGCCGCGTTGGTTTCGTCCGCCTTCATCCCGCGAATCCACTCCACGCTGGCCGCTGCCATATCATCTGCGTTCCACTTCTCCAGCGGCGTGTCCATGATGACCTGCGCGGGCAACGTATCCAGCAGATTGAATCCCGCCTTCCAATAGGGCTGGTCATCCTTGTCAAAGCCCAACCGCTTCAGCGCTGTGATGTCGCCCATGAACTCATTGTAGTGAGCGCGCTGGGCCTGATCGAACTGGAACAGCTTGTATACGGACGCCTTCAGCCCCGCGCCGTAGTTCGTGAAGTCCGTGGACGGCTTGGCGAAGAAGCCCTTTAGCACCTTCTGAAAGCCGTCCCACACGCTGTTGTCAGCCATCGTCTCAACAAGCTGTCCGAACTTGTTGACGTTTCTGCCGACGACTGCATCGAATGGAATCGCCATGAATTAGCCCTCTCTCGGCGGAGGAAGCATCTTGGGCAGGCCACGGTTGATGGTATTGCGGAAGTCGTAGTACGACTTGAGGTACGCAGAAGACCGGGCTTCGACAGCTTCCTTGGAAACGAAACCCCTGCGGTCAGACAGCACCGCCTCCTTGATGTCCTTGTACTGCGAAGACGCCAGCAGACTACGCAATCCAAACGCTTCCTTTGGCGTAGCAGGAGTAGCGGGTTGCGTCTTGGCCCTCGGCGTCACGCGCTTCGGCAGGTTGAGCGACTTTCGCACTTCCGCATTGAGCTTCGCATCCCTACCGATAATGATCCACGCGAGGTCCTCTTGGGAAATCTTACGCTTGCCCGCTGCTACACTGAGGGCATTGTCGAAGATGTCAGCGAACGTCGTAACCCACTGTGCGCGAAGCTCGGGCGACATGGCTACGGGCAGTTCCGACACGTCAGGCATCTTCTCCATGACGTAGCGCTTGAACGGATCAGTTTCCTTTCTGATAGCGCCAGCCAGCCCTTCAGTCTCAACGCGGAACGCGCGCTGGAATCTGGTCTTACCCGCCTTTTCAGTCAGCGTCATCATGTCCGCAATCGACGCGACGAGATTACGCTGCCCGTTGGAGATGCTCGTCAGCAAGCCCATCGTAGGCTCGCCGCCCTTCAACGCAGCGACCGTCCCCTGCTTTGTCAAGTACTGCGCGCGGGCTCCTGCAATCACCGCGCCGAACATCTTGGCGAACAGCGGACCCGTCACCTTATTACCAACGACTGCCGTACCCGGCAGGTTCTTCGCAGCCCACGTCTCGACGGCTTCCTTGATGATACCGTTGTAGAACTTGTGCCGCGCCGACGTGAATACTTCACCCGAATGAGAGGAGCGCAATCCCTGCCCCTTGTTGATAAAGGCCAGCACGCTTGGAATATCCACAAAAGGTGCAACGATACTGTCAGCACGTCCTTCACCCGATTCGCCAATACGCCGAACGAGCAGAACATGCCGGATGTTGCTGGGCCGTGGCGTCTCAAAGAAGACGGAGCGCACGCGCGGATCGAGCGCATTCATGAACGCTTCGCCCGCACTCTTGCCCTTGATAGCGTAGGCCGTCCCCGTGTCCCACTCCTTTGACCGCTTGGCTCCCTTGCCAAATGCCTGTGTGAAGGAGATGCGGCTTCCCGTAGGAGTCGTGAATAGCTGATGGAAGATCGAAGGGCTACTCTTTCCACCACCCTCGATGTGTCTGCCCTTCAGAGAGGAGATATCCTCCAGCATCCGATACGCAGTCGCATCGTCGAGCGGCGCGCCGATAGGGATGATCTCTGCTTCATACCCCATTGCGCCCAAGTCGTCCATGATCGTGCTGAGATAGCTCTTGGTTCCGGTCCCGCCGACTGCAATCTTATCCGCTTCCGTGATCGTCATGCGCGTCGTGCCGCCACCTGTGAAGGCGCGGTCGATGGCATCCTCCAGCCGGATAGAATCATCCAGCCCATCGACGATGGACTGCTCGTACATGTCAAGCTGTGCAGAGGTCAGCAATCGGGGCGTCGCACCGCCCTTTGCAGCCTCCGCCTCTGCTTTGCGGATGCGTCCCGCAAGCGATGTGACGGTCTGCACTTCGATCCCGGACGCCAAGGTCTTCTTCGACTCCTTGGCGAGATCCGCCCGGATAAGCTCGTCAACACCGACCATGTGCTCGTCGATGAGCTTGTCCCGTAGTGCCGATAGCTTCTCCTGCCGAGCGCGAATCACGTTCTTGACGGTCGCCCACATATCGTACCAATGCGATTGATCGGGACTCTCACCAATACGCTTGATCGCGCCAACAGCTTCTTCAACAGCACCACGCTTGCTGAGTCTACCACCAAGAACTTTCGCCATGTTCTTCTTGAATTCCGGTCTATCTACCGTGATGTCGCGCAGAAACGCATGCATCACAAGACCCAAGTCCTGTATCTGCTGCTCAAGATACGTCACGCTGCGAACGACATGTCGTCCGTACACGGGCGCATACCGCGTCAGCTTGTTGACGGCTTCCTTCTGGTCATGGGCCTTGATTCGCAACCGTTTGGTCACGTCAGCCAGCTTCTTGACGACGACTTCTCGCGGCTCATCCCACGTGACGTCACCGCCCAGCATGCCTTCGACCATGTTCCTTGCCATCAGCCGTGATACGTCGTCAGGACTGTCGTGCGCCAGATCGACTACGCCACCCCAAGGAATCTCAAAGCCGCGTGCTGCTGCCAGTTCAGGGTCCATCAACACCGCAGCATCAGGAACCACGCTCAGTCCCTTTGCCACAGCGGGACTCCGATAGAGTGATGGATCGCTGATCTCGTCAATGGCCGCAGCGACCTCCGGGCGATCCGCATGCGTCAACCCGGAACGTGTTGCCATCAACTCATACAGATCCGCAGAGAACGTCGAGTCCATCTCCGCAGCACCGCGCTTCACCAGCCCCGCACCGGGAGCATCCATGTTCGCCATGACGATGCCTGCGATAGTCTGTGTAGACTCCTCGGAGGCGCGCATCTGATTCCACATGACGAGAGAAGGATGCGTCTCATAGCCGCGGAGCAGCCCTTGTGAGTCCAGCATGTCCAGCGTCTCGTTCATTGCGCTGACGAGACGTCCGTTGTCCTTAGCTTCTGGCAGGACTTGACTCAGCAGTTCGCCCAACCGCTGTGGGTCGCTGCCTGTCACGGCCAGTCGCCGGATCTGCAACATGCCATCGTAGGTGCGGATGAACTTGTGCGCGGTATCGAAGCGAATGTCCGTAGCCGACAGATTGGGCCGTGCCGACCAGCGCGTGATCTCATGGAAGTAGTTAGCTGCCGCGCTGTCAGACGGAACCTTGAATGGCCCGCCGCGCGTCAGATCCAGCGACCAACGTAGCGTCTTGCCCCGGTTGTCCTTGAGCGCGACGCCCTCGAATCCCTCCAGCAGCAGATACTCACCGAACTTGTCGTGCTGCATGGCCGCAGCAAAGTTGGTCACATTCGGATCGCCAGCGAACACGCGGAACTCATGCAATGTCTGGAGCCGTTCGGCATCCGACATGGCATCGTACGACAGCAGCCGACCGGGCTTCTCGTCATACGCGAGCGGGCGTAGCTTGCTTCCAACTTCCCAGCCTTCAAACTGCTTCATGTACTCAGCCGACGCGCGCTTGTGTTCCCGCTCCGCGCGCAACACGTCCTCGCTCATCGCGCGCTTCGACAGCGTGTTCAGTCGCGCTGTGATATCAGCCTCTGCGGCCCTGTACTGCGCCATTGGAAGCATGAAGGGCCGTCGCGCTTCGGTCAGCACGCGCGCTCTGTCTTTGACGATCTCATCGACAGCGGTGACAGCACGCTGGTACTCATTCTCCGCACGACGAAAGGACGTCACGACATTGCTGATGAACGTCTGGTCAATCGTGTACGGAACCTTGTACAGTTCCGGTACGATAGCGTTCCAAGCGTTCAGCGCGTCGTCCCTGCGTTTGACTGCGGGCTCCAACCGGGGTGCGTACTGTTCAAAGATCGGACGGGTTACTTTGTCCATCTCCAGTTCCAACCGCGCCCGCTGACCGGCAGCGGCAGCGCGCCCCGCCTCCAGTACACGGACGGTCTGCGAGATGGGGATGCCGTTCGCGGCATGACTGGCGATAGGCGACCGTGCCGCGTCGATGGCGATATCGGAAAGCTCTTTGGGAATGACGCCTGCGCGGAAGAAGTTGAGCTTCTCTTCATGGCGAATGGCGACATCGAACACGCGCAGTGAGTCGAACATGTCCGCGTTACCAACAGCACGCTCCGCAAGATCCGCCAACTCGTTACGCGGCACGGTAGTCGTGCTCATCAACTCGGACGTCAACGCCGACCGCACGCTAGGATTCTCCCAAATCTCCATCGCGCCCTTGACAAGCGGCTCTAGGACTTCAGATCCAAGAAGAAGTCTCACGGCGTACCCTCCGGCGTGTTCAGCGCAGCGACTTCCGCCTTCACTTTACCTTTGATATTCTCTTTGACCTTGTTGACAGCGCCCTTCACAACACCCGGCTTCTTCACGCGAGACGCGCGGAACTCTTCGATCATTTTGCGCAATGCCGCTTCGGTCTGCGGCACGTCAGCCTTCTTCATCTTCGCCAGGAACATGCGGAACTCCACGTAGTCCGTCGTAGCTTCGCCAAGCTCCGCCTTCATGACCGTATCAGCAGCGTCGTACGGGTTGCCCTGCTTGTCGATATAGGAGAATTTGTCGCCACCAGCACCCTTCGGCGGCTTGCCCTTCGCCGCGCGCTTCGCGGCCTTCTCAGCCTTCGCTGTCTCTGCGGCCACACGCTTCTCCTCTGCGGCGACGGCAAGCTGCGCCTTGTGTTCAGCGAGTCCTGCTTTCCAGCGGAGACTGTTGTCCGCCAACTCGCTCTGTAGCCGCGTGACGCTTCCCCTGACGTAACCCTGCATCTGCTCCAAGGCCGCAGCGGGAGAGTCCGTACCCAACCGCTTGTACAACGCGTCCAGCAACTTCTGCTGGTTCTTGTTCAGAGCGATGCCGTCGATGGCGTCTTCCAGCGTAGAGATGATCGTGCCGACCGACGATGCATTGGCGAGATCCCCCGCACTACGGAACACCGGACTATGAAACACCAGCTTGTCGTCCGCCATGATGCCGTGCATCATGTTGATGTCGCGCGCGGAGACTTCACCTGCTAGCAGCTTCAAGTTGAGATTCTTTCCCCGTGCAGCGCCCGCGAACATGTCGAGGATCTTCGCCAATTCCTCTGCGGCATCGAGCGATCCCTGCTTTGCCATGTAAGCAAGCGCTTCGATCTGTGTACGGAGAATGGCGATAGGCTGCTGGACAACAGCGTCCGTTCCTGCTTTCTGCGAGGTACGCTTGAGAAACTCCAGCAGCCCAGCCGCTGTGCGGACGAGCGGCTCATCTATCGCACTCAGGTCAACCCGCATCGGATTACCCGTTGCACGACCGACGAGTTCATGCGCTCGCATGTAGGCAGCGTAGGCATCGCTAGCCGATCCACCGACAGCAGAACGCAGGAACAGCTTGGCCTCTTCCAGCACGTTCTCGCCCGCGTCGGCTTTGATCCGCTCCGCGGCCTCGTCCAGCATCTTCATCCCGTCATCGACCATGAGCTTGACGTGTGCGGGCGCGCCGACCAGCTTGCGCTCATCGAACTCGATCAGCGGGATGAAGTCATCCGTGAAATGCTCTCTGACGTAGGCGCGCGTCGAGCGGAACAGCTTCTCGCCAATGTCGCTGGAACGCCGTCCGCCATTGACCAGAAGCTCCTTGGCGACCTTGGCCTTCAGCAGCATAGTAGCCGCTTCCGGCGTGTCCTTCAGCGTCAGCAAGTCGTTGAGCTTGCCAACTACGCTGTCAATCTCCTGCGTTGCGCGCTTCACCGCAGCCGACTGGCGGATGCGCATGCCTCCCGCGCCGCCGACGATCTTAGCGAAGTTCGACACAAGATCATCGCTCACCAACGCGGCGCTGAACTGCTTGCCTTCCTCACCTAGCGTTTCGCTGATGCGCCGTGCGGCATCTGCGACTTCCGGCTTGTTGCTGATGCGCGCGAGACGGAGCGCGTAGTCCGTCAGGTCGTCATAGAACACGCGGATCTCACGGGCGGCATTCCGTCCACCAAGCGTCTTGGCATCCGTCAGCGTCGTGAGTGCGTCCTGCAAGAGTCGCTGCTGCTTGGCAAGCTGATTGGCCTGTGGAACCCCGCCGATCAGTCCGCCGACCGCGCCCAACGCGAATAGCTTCGACCGGCTCCAGCCCGGTTCTCCCTGCTCGCCAAACATTCCTGTCGGGCTGGGCATCGTCGATGGCTGGAACAGCGCTTCCATCGTCCCCGTCATTCCCGCGACGGCAAGACGCTGACTGAGCCCGCCGCCTCCGCCGAGGAGGAACTTGCCCGTCTTCAAGATCCTGTTGGTCGCAGGGATGATCTTGCCGAGCCTAGTGATCCCCTGTGCCGCGCGCAACTCTGCGAATCCCAACGTTGCGATGTTACCCATGATGAAACCTGCCTTCGCGCCTGTGATCCCCTCTGCTTCCAGCGTCGGCGCGGATGCAGCACGCTGCTCATACAACCAGCGCATGAACGTGCCCGCGTCGTCTTCACCAAAGAACAGTTCATGGAAGCCGACAGGCATGTCGATCAACGATCTCCACAGACCGATGTTGGTTCCGACGACACCACCGTAGACCATCTCCTTTGTCAACTGCTGCTGCACGTCGTCATGCACATCCCAGCCCTGCGCGATCCGCTGCGCTTGCATGGGGTCCATCTTTACATACTCACCCGTCGCAGCGTCATAGGCAGACAACGCATCCTGCGCATTGAGGTTGCGCAGCAGTTCGCTATCGAAGTTCTCCAGCGCGTAACGCTGAGAGATTCCGTTGATGAATCCGCGGAGCAAGTCGGGATCATCGGTGCCGAGCATCTGCCCAAGTGCCAGCGTCGTCATCTGACCGGAACCGATACCGTAGATGAACGGGTTGGGCTGCTGTGTCTGTCCTAGTCCTGGCATTCCAGCGGAAGGGGAGCGCAACGTGGGAGACGGCATGGCTGTACTCCTACCCGAACGGAACGCCCGGAATGCGTCTGCTGTTGGGGATGATTCCGCTGTCAGAAGCGGCTGCGCCGTAGATCGTCATCAGATAACGGTACTGCTGCGTGGATAGCTTGTTCTTCGACTTGATGATCTCTTCGTAGAAGGAAGTGCTCTTGGCTCCACCAATACCCGCGAGGAACAGACCGAGCGTTTCCGAGCGCGCAGGGTCCACGCCATGCCGCCGCAGGATCTGAGCGAATTCGCTTTCCGGGTCGGCGTCGAGTTCCTGTTGGATCTTGCCGACCGTAGGACCTAGCCGCTTGACCATTCTGTCGATGGACGACATGAGGTCTTCGTTGTTCCTACCGGGCGGAATAGCCGTCGGCGCAATCGTCGCCCGTGCAGGAAGAATCTCCTCTCCGACAGAGAACTGCTTGGATTCCTTGGCAGCAGATTCGTTGATCGCCACAGGCGTCTGCGCCATCTGTCGCAGACTGCCCGCGTCTTCAGGCCGAATAAGCCCTGCCCCCACAGAACGCTCGACCGCGTTTGCGGTCACGTCACGCTGCAATCCAAGCTGCGCGACGAGCGAGTGCATTGCGGGAGTCATGCCACTCACCATATTCATAGTGAAGATGCGGCTGGTACGGTTCTGCTGAAGCAGGAGAAGCGCATCGCCTGACGACTTGGCCCAGCGTGCCAGAATGTCCGACGTGCCGGGAGACGTGCCCGCTGTGGCCGCAGCAGTCTGCAAGGCTTGGTTGATGGCAGACCCTAGCGTCTGCTCCAGCACCAAGAAGGACTGCTCAGACGGGTCATTCATGTAGCTGCGCGTCACTTCGATCAACCGCTCGATGTTGACGACGGCATTGCCGATGTTCGTGAACGCCGAAGCGAAGTCGTTCGGATTCGCGGACATGCCGAAGGTGTTGGCCGCAACGCCAACCTTGGATGCGCTTTCGACGGCGCTGCCTGCTTTGATGGTTTCCGCAGCGTTCGCAGGCTTCTTACTCAACGTCTCTGCGCCTGTCGAATACGCGGTCCCGACTTCGTACTTCTGCACTTCCTCTGGCGTCATACGCATGCTGCCCGGTACGACAGCCTTCGCCAGCGTCTCCAACTGACCGACCGGAACTCTCTCGTTGCCGGCCAGTACGACGCTCCAGTCCGCAGAGGAGAAAGGCGTCAGGTTGCCCGCCTCATCCTTCTTGTACATCGGGATCGTTCTCGCTGCCGTCGTTTCTGTCCACGGAGAAGTTTGCAGCGCAGGAATGTAACCCGCTTCGATATCACCAGCGTGCGCCTGATTGAACTTGGCTACGATATCTTCCTGATCCTGCGGCGCGAACTGCATGATGAACTTCGCCATTTCGGAGTACGCATTGGCCGCCTGTTCCTGATCGGCCTTGAGCGTCTGCGCCTCACGCCAGCGCTGATCCTGCATGTCGCGGACGACCTGCCAGTTCATCGCAGCCTGCCGTTGGATCATGTCGAAGTAAGCGCCTACTCCATCGTAGATGCTCATGGGCGCGCTCCTAAGCGGTTTTGGTCGGGGAACTCTTCGATCCGATGTTCGACAGGAAAGGCGCAGCAGCAAGCAGTCCGCCGCCAATCCCCTGCGAGGTGTTGGGCGATGTCGTCATGAATCCACCGGGAGCCTGACCGACAGAACCGGGATTCATCAATCCGAGCAGCCGCAGAGGAAGTTCGACTTGAAGCGTCTGGAACATCTGCATCTGGCGAGCGATGTTGCCTTCCTCGATGCCGCGCTGCGCACCGCCAATGGCTGCGAGCATGGACAACGCCGCAGGCGCGAACTGCAATCCTGCGGTCGCCGCTCCCTGCTGTACCTGCTGCGTGGCAAGTTCGTAGCCTGCTTTCTTCTCCGCACCGGCGAGGCGTGTCCGGCCAGCGACGTCAGCGATCTGTCGGTTGGCGCTGGACCCCACGCTGCCGCTGGCCCCTGCGCGCGTCATGACGTCCGCGGTCGCAGCGTTGATGTCGTAGCGTGTGATCTCATCGAAGTTCTTGAGCACGTCCGCTGACGCCTCCGTGGACGCAAGGCGCTTCAACGCGTCCGTGAAGTAATTGACGTCTGAGACGGTACGCGTATTGCCGAACACGCTGCCTTCCAACGGAGAGGCATCCACGGTGAGCGGGAAGTCAGGCGTCGGAGGATTTGCAAACATGCCCCGAATCCCGGTCTGCAAGTCGCCCAGCATGCCGAGTTGCTGGCGGAGCAGACGCCTATACACCATTGGGATTTGGGCTGCCTGTTGCTGCCCGCCCTTGTTACGGCTGGCGAGCCACCCACCAACGACGCTAGCAACGGCTGGGACGACCCATGCAGCGGTAGTAGCCATGCCTACGCCTCCTCCGGTCTGAAGGCCAACCGCCCGACGTAGAGCCTCATGGCGGCTGCTTTGCCCTCGTATAGCGTTGCGGCCTCATGCGTGATGAAGTACGGGCACACGGCGCGGATCAAGGGCTCTGCGCTAGGATTATACGACATCACAGGGAAGAAATACGTTTCTCCGTTGTATTTATTATCGACCAACGGGCGAAGGGCATCAATAAAGTACAGGAAGTTTTTAACGAATGCGATAGGCTTATATACAAGCAGATGAACCATTATCAAGTAGTTACGCATGACGTACGTGCATCCAATTGGGTCTTTGAACTCTGGATCTTTGTCGGGATCAAATCCTTCAAAGAACATGATATCCTTATTATTGAAGGTATCCGCAATCCATTTATCGGGATCTGCCCGTACGGCATCGTCATACCTGTCGAGATGACTAAGCACCCAATTTCTGAAACGTCCGACGCTTTCCTCAGTGAACTCCATTTCCCTAATGACTACCATAACCCCTCACACGCGAGCCTTATTCGCAAGAGCGACCTTGAGCCCGATCTCTGCGATGGCGAAACGAGACGTGGCGCTGCTGTGAGTTAGCTTGACGCGGAACTCACGCCCGACCTTAGCCGCGAAGGTAATGTACTTCTCGCTATAGTAGTTTTCCGATCCAGTAATCGAAGGAAAGCTGATGTTTTCCCACGACGCACCGCCGTCGCGGGAGATATAGATCGTGGGCGACCACGCACCATTCGACCACCAGCGCATGTAGATTCCATCAACAGACTTGTGGTCAACGGCCTCTGCGATACCAGTCTCGAACTGTTCTCCAGCAAAATCGTAGACGCCTGTCTCGATGGTGGTCGCAATAGCAGAGCCGTTATCTGATGTAATATTAGAATCCGTATACACAACAAGTCCGCTGCTGAGTCCCAACACGTTCAACGCAGGACCAGATCCTAGTCCCGGAAGTCCGCCTGTCTCCTCATAGCTCTGCCATGTATTAGCGTTAGATCCCCATTGCATGTTGGTGAATGCCGAATCGCTCCACAACTTACCAGCCGTAGGAACCGTCGCGGCACCCGTACGGCGGTAAGTGTTAGCGCAAAGGATAGCGCCTCCACCGCGAACCACGTTGTCAGGACCCGACCACTTCTGCGTGCGAAGATTGTAGGTGTACGTGTAACCCGTATTAGTTCCCGTAGGCACGCAGAACACAACATCATTTTCCCCTGGAATATAGTAGCCAAGGGCATTGATAATGTTGTCGGGATTCATCTCTGCAAGTGCTTTACGCACGACAGCATCGCCAATCGGAATGATCTGTGTGGAGTCGATGAGGTAGAAGTTGTCGTGACCGAGGAAGGCATACATGTCGCGGGAGATGCGAACAAGGGTGCGCGCCGACAGAAGCGTGATACCGTAGCTGAATTCAAACATCAACGGAAATGCGGTGCTGTCCGTCGCGGTGCAGATGGCGATAGATCCGCCCGTGAGATCACCACGGAAGATGAACAGCCGTGACGCGATCTGACGTGCAGCGAGGATAGGATACCCATCGTCAAACAGGTCTTCCTCGACCGCTCCCGCCCCGAAGTTCTCCCAATCGTCCGGTGCAGCAACCGGCGTTGCTTTGATACGCGTAGGATAATATTGGTTCGTCTCGTCATATACGCCCAGCGCGAAGACGCGTCCCGCATATCCAGCAAGCGCACGCGCACCCGGACTCGCGTTGATAAGTGCGAATCCTCCCGTAGATGCAGTCTGCTTTATGATCCCGCCCGTGGATGCCCCGTCCGTAAATGTATATCCGGGCGTCGCATAGAGCGCGCTTTCGGTTCCAGTTCCGTTCGCAGCGCCGATAGACGTCCAAGCCCAGCGTGAATTAGCAAGCGTAGTCGAAGCTGGTTTGGCATCTGTCCACAGCGTAGTTCCGCTGTTGTAGACTTCGATGAAGTCAGCACCTGCTCTGTTGAGAGAGAATCCGCCGGTGAACACGCCCACGGGCAGCGCGGTTATAGCGCTACCCTTGGTCGTACCAAGCGCCGTAAACCCATACCGCTTGCGCAGGGAACCCACGTGCATGCAGGTCCCCTCCGCATTGAGAAGTCCTGCCGCGGCCGGATTTAGAAAGGGTTCGTATCCCTGATAAATGCGGTTTAGTGATATCCAGCGCGACATGACTGTCTCCTACTTGGCCGGCGTGTCGGGCGTGCCCAGCACGTTCTTCTTGTCGATGGTACGCAGGATGGCAATACCGCCCATCAGAGTCGCCCAGATCATCCAGAACTCAGTCGGGATTTCGATGGGAACGATCTCGACCGGGGTGCGACGAGCCAGATGCCAGACTGTCTGGATCATTGGGTTGAGCATGTAGTCCCACACGACCATGAGCGTACCGACCCACATCACCGCCGGACGCGCTCGCCGTACGAACCAGTCCTGCGACTGGATAATGATACGGCGACCACCG